TTTTCGTGAGGTAACGAGGTCTGAGTATCTGTTTTTAAGTTGTTTGACCATGAGGCGACCCTGTTGTTCCAACTCCTCAGTAGAGATAAGGGCAAACATAAAATCAGCAGTGGCAGGTAGACCAAAAGACTCAGAAGTATCGGTAAGATCTGGATCACTATTGCCAAAACCACTACGAGTAGTCTGAGTGGCACTAACAATAGGGACCCCAACTTCCACAGCAAGACCACGAAGCTCCTCAGCAATCGCCTTGACATACGTATAACTGTTGACAATAGCACCTTTGTACCTCACACTTGCACAGATATTAAGATAGTCCACAAAAATAATATGTGGTTTGAAATCTTTCTTCAATTTAAGATCACTCAAGAGTGCCCTAAAATGTCCTGCATGTGCAGATGCTGTTGGATACTCTTTAATAATAAGTTTGCCCTGAGTCTTACGAGCAATCTCATTGACCTTACTGGTAAACAGAACTTCAGGTAGATCAATGATATCTTTTACAGGAACGTTCAGAAGGTTCGCGTCAATTCGTTCAGCAATCTTTTCCTCTGCCATTTCACATGTAATATAGAGTACGTTGTACCCCTGTGTGAGCGCGGCACTAGCCTGATGGCACATGAATAGAGACTTCCCGACGCCCGTTCCAGCAAGAGCGACATTGAGAGTCTTGTTACTGAGACCACCTTTCGTAATGAAGTTAAACTTATCAAGGTCAAAGGGAATCTTTTCTTCTTTGCGGTGGTAAAATTCATATCTGTCTGTTGCTTGTTCTATGTAATCGTGTCCGATGTGTTCATCAAACGAAACTGCCAAGGCTTCTTGGAGAATTGAGGGTATCGCATCTCGCGAAATCTTTGGATCGCCTCCGTCTGCGATCTTGATTGATTGCATGAGGGCGAGGTAAATTGCTCGGTCCTTACACCACTTTTCCGTGGCGTCAAGGAGCCACTCGTAGTCAACCCACTCATCGCTGAGTTCTCGTACTGCCTGTACCGAATTTTGAAACGCCTCCTCTGTGAGATCGTTGCGATTCTGAAGATTAATCGTAAGAACTTCTTGAGTAGGAACTTTGTCGTACTTACTAGCGAAGTCAGAGATCTCTTCGTAAATAATTTTCTCATGATATTCTTGAAAATAATCTGCTTTCAAAAAAGGAACTACCTTACGGTAATACTCCTCGGTAAAGAGGAGATTACGCAAGATAGTTTGTTCAATACGCTCAGTTGCCATAGGAGAATTCCTGCTTTGCTGCCTCTTCAAGTTTTTCCATCACTTCGGGGGTGAAATACTTTTCTGGATTAGCGAGTACAGACTTAGGATAAACAGAAGATTCACCAAATTTGATACGATTGCCGACCCGTTTGAAGATTCCGTACTGTTCACCCAGTTCCAGTAGTCCGTAATACTTGTCAAGTCCACGGTCGTCAAAAAATAGACGAGTCTCAACTTTACTACCCTCCTTGGTTAGACGAGATTTCTTTGCTTCACACTTGATGATGTTACCCACCAGTTCAGTGCCATCTTTCTCCTTCTTCTTGCCAAGATAGATGATAGTAGATGCAGCATACTTAAGACCTGTACCGCCTCCCATCTCCTTTGTGGGGATGTAGGAACCGATCACGTCATAGGTATGGTTTGTGACGATCATAGGGACTTGTGCCTGTCCAAGCTTCAATGTTAGCACACGAAAGGCACCCTTGATCAACTGACTCTTGGTCATGTCACGAACTTGTTTGTCATTAGCGATGTCTTCCATCTCCTTGGATGTTGAGAGCATACCCAGAGAGTCTAACACGAACATCATAGGCACCCGTTCTTCCTTAGGTTCCTTCATATATTTGTCAAGGATCCTACATGCCTGTGTCCTGAACTCCTCAATAGTAGCAACAGGGAACAGAACCATACGTTGAGAATCAATCCCACGAGACTCAATCATGTCACGGGAAATGGCGGATTCAGTTTCAAAATAAATGACGCCACCTGTAGGATTAGCGTCAAGGAAATTACGAACGACACTGAGAGCAAAAAAAGTCTTGCCCGTGCTTGATTCTCCTGCCAAGGCAGTAACTTTGTTGGAAGGAAGACCTCCAAACAACGAACCACTAACCAGGGCGTTAAAGATATAACTGCCAGTGTCAACATAATTAGTAATGTCGCCAGCAGCAACTCCTTCACTAACCAAACCAGCAAATTCGTTTCCACTTTCTTTAATTACAGAATCTAAGAATCCCATTGATCTACTGCCTCCTCATAGAAATTAACATAATTATAATCGTTCCGCATTAGTTTGGCAAATGCCATAGCGGTATTGTAGTCTTCAAAGCACTTAAGGTCTTCGGGACCAACTTGACCCACAACATGGTTAGTCCATGTGACCACAAAGATTTTTTTACTCACTCAAAGAAACTCCCAATTGACACAGTTTTTTGATGGGTCCAACCAATGCATTGTAGCACATTTTTGAGTGGTTCTAAGAATGATTTTTCAAACTGTGTTTGGTAATCCACATACTTTTCAATACCAAATTCTTTGGGGACATCACCAAAGAAACTGATACAGTTTTCATGTAATGGATTTGGAGTTTTGAGATACATGAACTTGATCTTCTCACCCTCTTGGATGAGTTGATGCTTGTGTTCAATCTTATGCTTTTTGATGTAGTGATTATACAGCAGAGCACCCCTTACGTGGATGGGTGTTCCTTTCGTATAGATTTCCGTAGGGTGACGGTACTTGGCAAGGTTGTTAACTCCTCTGGGAAAGGCGACTTCCTCGTAGGGTCTTTCTCGTGTCTCTGTTCTAACATCATTGATGAAATTGATAAGTTCATCATTTGTCTTGCCGATAATAATCTTAAACGCTGCATACAACTTGTCTCTAAAATACGCAGGAGTAGAGCTCCTTGCGGTTTCAAGACCCATGATCTTCATCTTGGGTTCCTTGTATCTAACACCCTCACTGTCCCACACGTTTAGAATGTAACGTTTTTTTGCAGTCCAGATGCCACGGTCTGCAATGTTCTCACGCTTCATTTGCATCTTTTGGTCATACGCCGAAACGTAATCCGCAAGTTCTTGATATGAACGTTCAATAAAAGGTTCCAGTTTCTCTTGGCAGATCTTGTCAAGTATAGTAACAACTGCTGCTTTGTCGCCAGACTTATTACCAAAAAATTTATTAACAAGAGGTCCAAGATTAAGATAGATTGAGTCGGTATCGCTAGCGATGACATAATCCTCCTTATCTGTGGAGAGCAGTTTATTTAGGTATTGATTCATACGGTTCTCAATCCAACGGATTGAGACCTGTCCAGACAAGGTAATTGCTTCTGCATTAGCGAGACGGTAATAGCGGAAGTGCTCATTCCCAATAGCACCATAAGCACTGTTGAGAGAGATCTTCTTCGCCATCTGGATGTTGTTGTATCGGGCGATTTCTTTTGTGAGTTCAATAGTTGGTGTCTTCTCGTACTGTTTCTTCGCTTCAATCATCTTCTTCTTGAAAATGACACGACTGTCATACATCTTCTTCATCATCTGAGGAAGAAACCCGTCCTTATCTTTACGGTACTGTGCGCCATTGGCACACACAGCAAACTCTCCGTCAATCTCTACTTGCTTCTCAAGTATCTTATCAACGGTGACCGATGAATGTCTGGCATCATGTAGCGTTTCTGGGGAGATATTGTACTGCATAATAAGGTGAGGATACAGGCTGTTAAGGTCAAAACTAACAACCCAATCATAGAATCCTGGTTTCGGTTCCTTAACATATGCGCCCGCATACTTAGCATCTTTGGTTGCTTCTTTCTTAGGAGGAATTGCAATCTTCCTCTTTAGAAGTTCCACATAGATGTAGTTATCCCACATACGAACCTGACTAAACACATCTTCATAATTCACCTTGGCATCATATGCCATAGTGAATGCGAGTTCAATCAATTTCATCTTGTCATCCAGTCTATCAACCAGACGAACGTCATGAATATTATACTCAATAAACTTTTGCCAATCGTTCTCGTAAAACTCTTTGAACGTATCGTACTCAGAGTGATCTAACTTTTTTTGTCCGAGTTCAACGAAGGCGATATGATCCAATCGGTAAGATTCCTGATTGGTGTAAGTAAATTTCCTGTAGAGGTCAAAATAATCCAGAGTAGAAATTCCTGGAAGATCATAAGCGATCTGTTTTCTTCCTTTAATGACAATCTCGCGAGAAGAAATAAGCTTCCAAGGGCTAAGAGTCTTAGTAAACTTCTCACCAAGGATCCTATCAATACGCCTAGCAATATAGGGAATATCAAACAACTGAACATTCCAACCTGTAACAACATCAGGACAGTTTTCATTCCAATACTGGAGGAATGCCATTAGCATGGTCTCCTCAGAACGGAAATGCATGTAATCAACCATAGAATCTTTGTTGTCAAATGGACGAGCTCCAAAGACAACAATGCGACCAGTATATGAGTCTTTAATACTGATCGCTAGAATTTCCTGGTCTGCAGTTTCAATGTTGGGGAATCCGTTTTCTGCTGCAGTCTCAATGTCAATAGTAAATACACGAATCTTAGAAACGTCATAACGAATCTCTTCTTCGGGGTGCTCTTGAGCAATGTATTGATACAGATACCTGCTGTTTCCGTAGATAGGAAACTCCTCAACTTCTTTATACTTTTTGATGAACTCTTTCGCTTCATTGATAGAACCCATGTTAATAGGTTCTACGCAGTCACCTTCTAGTGTCCTCCACTCAGAATAATTCTTTGTAGGGACATACAGGGTGGGACTAAAAGGCACCCTGTATGAAAAAGGTTGACCACCTTCATAACCACGGACCAGCAGGCGGTTGCCTGCCTGTTCAACATTAGTATAAAACTTCATTCAGTAAGCAGTGCGGGTTTACCGCCATAGTAAAGAGTAATGAAATCACTACTCGGGTCAACAAACGTAATTATATCAGAAGATCTGACAACTGCCTCCTTTTTAGTGGCAAAGGGGAGCCAGTCTTTCAACTGGTCCCCATCAATCAACTTAGGTTCAACCAAGATACAGTCAGGATCTCCGAAGGTTACACCTTCAATTTCTTCAACTTGCGCTACTAGCCACTGGTCCTTCAGTAACAGCACTTTCAGTAGGTTCTCCAACGATATTATCTCCATTATTAGGTAGGAAGGAGCAGTCAACGCCTGCTTCTTTCAGTTTGCTTACATAGTTATCAAGAATTTCTTGAGAGGGTGGCATTGCAGTGATAACTGACTGGGGAGACACCCGATGATCTTCGTAAGGTGTGAAGGGATTCCACCTACGATAGGTTACATTAAAAGAATCTGGGTTTGCAGGATCTTGAGAGAGTGTCAGAGACAGTGGATAAAGCAATTGATATGCAATGAACTTTTCCTCTTCACGTACTTGAGTAAAATTACAAATTACGTGCTCGCCTGTCATCAAATGAATAATGCGAACGTTGTGATCAATTGTAGTAGACATAGCTTAAAACGTTTTTAACAGTATAACAAGTAAAAAGGGGACCGTCAAGTCCCCGTGATATTTAGAACCATTTTTTTCTCTTCTGATGCTCGGGAAGTTCTTTCCTGAGCACAATGGTCAAGAGACCATCAACATATGATACATCTTCTATCTCTACATCATCTGACATCTGCCAGTTTCGTGAAAATGTTTTGTATGAGATACCTCTATGTGTATAATCTCTTTCTTTTTCTTCTGGACTCTTGCGAGCAGAAACAGTCAGAACATTCCGTTCTGTCTCAACCTCAATATCTCCTGCTGAAAATCCAGCAAGAGCGATTTCCAAACTGGTTCTACCATCAGGTCCATTAACGATGTTGTAAGGAGGGTAATTCTTTCCACCTCCTGCGAGAGCTTCAAGTCTGCTGAATGTTTCATTGAATCCGATTGAATATGGGGTATAGGTTTCCCATTGAAAGTCTACCATGATTGTGTCCTCGTAAGCAACAGTAATTGTATGACCCATACGGCATCATACTTGGCGTAAAAGGGGGACCGTAGCCCCACACCTCTTACAGTACTAATTATAAGTCCGAGAACCTCTTTGCCAACAGAATAATATTCTGGTTTTCCGAATCTTTTATACGGTTTTCATTAATATAATCTATAGTGTGTTGGGTAAACATATCAAATGCTACGGAAAACCGTAACTCACCTGTAGTATTTGGATCTACTTTATGTTCTAACCACGAAGGAAACAATGTGAGTGACCCTTTTTTATTTTGAGATTTCCACCAACCAAAATATAGACTGAGATTTGGAAACCAATAGTCTGTAGTAGTACCTAAATCTGACAGTGATAGATTACCACTCAAAAAAGTATTCTCATGAAAAGAATGAGAATGAAATTCTATCTCTTGATGTTCTTCTAAAACTACTGCCCAACCACGAATCCATAATTTATCTTTTGACAGGGGTTCTTTATTCATTCCCCTAATAAAAGTCATGTAAGAATTATATACTTGGTCGGCAAGTATTTTTATTTCTTTATTTTTCCAGTCAAAAATATTATAGTTAGACCACTGTCTCTGGTATGTTTTTCCTGCACCATCTATCTTCTGTAATTCAAATCCAGCTTCTCTTTTCTCTATAATCTTTACAAGGTTATCGGAGAGTTCTTCTGAATATTTGTCAGTATAGATTGGTATGTCAAATTGAGGAGCAAACATAGTGTTGCCCCTCCAACTTTTCCATCTATTCAAGTTTCTATTTGACGAAGGAATTTTAGATGGATGTGTATCTAATAAATTCATTCTTCAGCAGTCTTCTTTCTGCCAATATTATACTTAGATTCTAAAGTCCACTCTTCCTTATCACGGAAAGCAAGAACTTTAATTTGATTTAATGGTGCTAGATCTTGAATTTTTTCAGGAACAACAATAGAAATCAATCCCCAATCAGATAACAATTGAGCGATTCTATTTCTTCTCTGTAAATCATTCAAAGAAAAATTTGTATTCTTTCCATCAAGAGCAAACAACTCTTTAAAATGAACAATATAATACTTACCTTGCTTATGAAGGATATGACAAGACTGGTAGATCTTTCTTTCTTTACGTGATGCTACACCAATTCTTGTTAGTGTTTCTCTCACTTTTAGAAAGTCATCGGGTTCACTAAGAACCACCTCCACCATGTCCGCCTGTTTCCACTGGACTTCAGTCTCACCGCTCATGTTTACCACCTTTGCTCAATGCCTTTTTAATATGATCTAACTGATCCTTGGTGAGAATCCTGAGAGCTTGGAGTGCTTTATCGTCATTATAACCATAATACTCTTTGACTAACTCAAGATAATCAATAGAATCTTTACGTGCCCATGGAGAGAAACGTTTCCTGGGCTTCACACTATTTATAAAAAAGTCATATTGCATCTTCTTTGGTAGACCTGGGTTCTTATTCATCTCATTGGCATAAAGAACCGTGTCAGTGAAAGAAGAGAGGCACCTGTTAATAATGTAAGGAGGATACCCTCGCTCAGCATCAATATCATCATTGAGAATATTCTTTTTAGATTGATTGATTGAGTAAAGGTAATCCTTCAGTTGGTATGACATTAAAATTTAGCAGTAACTCCGACAATTTTTGCATTAGGGTTGCGAGCGAGAGCAACCTGACGTGCTTCTTGGTAGTCGCGAGCGTATACCTCTTCCTTGAAGACGGTGCCTGCGACGTAGAGGGTGACTTCACACTTCATAATTCATTAGCACTAGTTCGTGCCGCTTTGCTTGATCTGTATTATAGGACCCCACAGAGCGCATGGTGTAAGTGTGTGCAAATTCTGCAACTGTCCACTCTTGAAACCGATCTCGGATCAGTTGCGACGAATTGTAAGATATAAGTTGAGGACCGATAAAACGGTCACAAATAGTAGCAAACCCATCATGGTCAAATCCTTTGTGCATGTTTCCACGCTTACCATATAGATTTGATCCGATCTCGTAGGGGGGATCAAGGTATGTGAAGACAGACCTGTCGTCGGTAAGGAGCTCTTGGTAGCGACCATTTGTAATCTTCCAATTTTGAATTAGTTGCGTATATCCAGGGAGTTTCTCAATTCCACGCATTGAGAAATTGGAATCAGACGCTTGTTTACTGAACGAGGAGGACTCAGTGAGACCAGAAAAAGAGCACTTGTTAATAATGTAGAAAGCACAAGCGCGATGTAGATGGGATACGGTAGGGTCATTTACTAACTCCTTTGCTTCTAAAAATAATCCCTTTGCAGATGCTTGATCTGGATACCTAGACTTTAGTTCTTGTAAACGTTTGTACAAAGCATGACCATCATCTTGCAGTGTCTTCCAAAAATTAGTCAACGGTTCATACAAATCGTTGACCCAGATATTTAATTTAGGGTAACGCTTAGTAACCTCAATGGCGACACTGCCACCACCGAGGAATGGTTCACGATACTCTGTTACCTGGGAAAGGTCTGGGAGGAATCGGAACAGGTTTGCCAGCGCCCTGCTTTTGCCCCCTGGGTAGCGGAGCGGTGTCTTCAGTGATTTCAAAGTTTGGGGCATTGTACTTAAGATATTCAAAGAATGTCATTTTTAACTCCTTCTGTGTCATACCGCAGTGTGCAGCTGCAGCAGGTAGATTCATTGTAGCATGAAAAAGACCTTCGTGCGCTTCTTTGACATTTTGGGGAGTTGTCTTTTTTACTTGAATTCGCAACTCATCATTACTTCTGTTAGACATGCTAGTAAATTAACCTCTTGATCAGGAACAATAGGAATACTGTTCATATACTTGGCGATGATAAGAACTGCTTCAGGAATAGAAGCAGGTTTGAGAACTCCATACAAACTGTCATAGATCTTACGCATCACCATCGTAGGATCATTGTCCATGTGTTGAACAACCCAGTTCTTGACGTTAGTAAACTCCTTCTTCTTGAGAGAACTCAGAAGAGTGTCAAGATTAACATCAGCGACATCCACGAGAATAGCAGAAGTAATACTTCCAGTAGCGGCATACCGCTGGCACTCATTAATAAGCCTGCGCCAATCGGGATAATAACGCTTAGTAAGTTTAGCGAGAACTTTATCTTCATACTGAATCTGCTCGTGATCTAGAATAGTTTTCAGACGAGTAAAGAACTCACCTTGAAGTTGCACTGCTTGCTCTGGTTTGATACGAAAGTCAACTACAGTGCAGCGAGAATGCAGTGGTTCAATAATCTTATTGATGAAGTTGCAAGTAAAAATGAAACGGCAGTTGCTATGGAACTCCTCCACAGCGGTCCTGAGGGACAGTTGCACGTCGTTAGTGGTGTTGTCTGCCTCGTCAATGATAACGACCTTGTGAGACGCTCCAGAGGTCAGAGAGACCGTTGTGGCAAACTGCCTCACACGGTTCCTCACGGTGTCTAGGAAACGTCCTTCGTCTGATCCGTTGATCACGATGTAAGAGGCACCAATCTCCTCACACAGCGCCTTAGCGATGGTGGTCTTGCCCACTCCTGCAGTGCCACTCAGCAGCAGGTTAGGCAATTCGCCCTGGTTGACAAAACCCTGAAACACCTCTTTGATGCTTGCAGGAAGAATGCAATCTTCAACAATGTTAGGGCGGTATTTCTCCACCCACAAAAATTCTTTACTCATTCCAATGGTCGCTTAAATGATTTAGATATGATGCCCTGGGCATTGAACATCATTTGCATATACTCTACACCCTTTTTGGGTTTAGTATGCTCACCGCATGTGAAAATATCACACACCGCCATGCCTTTCTCAGGCCACGTATGAATGCTGATATGAGACTCAGCAAGCATAGCAACACAAGTTACACCCTGAGGATCAAACTTGTGCGAATGAAGTGCCAGTAGTGTTGACTGACACTTTTTGGATGTATTGTAAACAATATCTCTAATAAACTCCTCGTCATTCAGAAGGTCCTTTGTGCAACCTTTTAAGGTAAAGAGAATATGTTTCAAGGTTCCAGCGCGACATAGTAAATAAGGTCAACATTCTGGTTCGTCCACTCAGAAATAAGGTGCTGAGAAACCTTAACAGTGTAGTCACCAGGAAGAACACGAATGTTTTCAATCTTAAGATCAAGAGAAAAGGTGCCAGTACAACAACCACCACAGGTGAGATCGTAAGTATTACTGGTATCATTTTCTTTGTCCCGAAGGATAAGTTTGATTTCATTAGATCCTTCCTCAGACTGGAAGGTGAGATCGGGAAGACTGTACACAGCAGATGCTTTCTGCAATGCAATCAAATCATCACCACTCAAATTAAATTGAATGTCTGCGCCAGGGAACTTCACATTTTTTTCTGGAGCACCTTTGAGCGTAATCTCAGGATCAGAAAAATAGTACTTAGCAGACTGACGACCGCCACGGATACTGACAAAATCGCCAGATGTGAATTCCAACTGAGGATCGTTAAACAAAGAGATCCCAGAAAGAAACTGACTGAGATCATAAATCGCGAAGTCCACAGGAAATACTTCCTCGCCAGTGAACTTTGCGAGAATGTTTTCTGCATTAGAAATTGTTCGTACAGTGCTTCCCTTTCTGAATACGATAGAGGAGTTGATTGTTGAGAAGTTTTTGAGGACATCTAGTGTTTTCTTTGACAGGATAACGTTGCTCATTGATTGTAGTGTTCGGTGACAGAAGTTTTATCAGAAAAGTGAAGAAGGAGTAAACCGTAGTGAAGAATCTTGATGATATCACGACGGGCAGTTCCTTTCTTATCATACCGCGAAGCATACTTAAGGATGTTACTGCGGCAGAATGCCTCAGCGTCACCACATGCTTCAATCAAATCTAACGTTTGAATGCTGTCATTACCAGCAGAATAGTGTTGTCCATAGGTGCTTGAAATGTAATCACGTAGCTCTTGCAAGAGAGCATCTTCATTGTATTTGTAGTTCACGGGGTGCATACGTATTCAATATCTTCATAATAGCATTCTTGACTTTGACCGTCAAGGTTGATGACTGTAATGATATCATCAACTACTTTAGTAACTCGGGCAGCGCCTACTCCACTAATTTGGATAACGCTGCCGATGAAAGTACAATCTCCTGGTTCAAGCATCTTCACTTTCCTCTTCGGTGTTAACGTCAGCATCAATCTTATCATACAGTTCAACAAATGACTGCTTGGTTTCTTCATCAAAACGATTGACGCAAACTTTGATTGCTTTCATACGGTCATTCCAGATGGCATATGCTCGCATAATGTGGACCAGACGACGGGTGCTGATAACTTCATCAATGCCCCCATCCTTGAAGGTCTTACGGATGATGTCTGCCCAGTTAGCAAGGTTAGTGCAGAACTCTTCGTCATGCTTGCCAAGAGATGCGGCGATACGAATCAGAATTTTTGTTTCAATAGCAGGAGTGGGATACTCTTGCTCAAAGGTGAGAGCAAAACGCTCAAGGAATGCTTCATTCAGAACATTAGTGCCGATGAAACGACCGTCATCAGAACCCTTACCCTTGGTGTTAGCAGTAGCAACCACAGTGAATCCTTTGGCAGGTTGAACATACCGACCTGTCTTCTTCAGAAAGAGACCTTTGCCCTCCAGAACAGACTGGAGACACAAGATTTTGTTAGAGGCAAGATCTACTTCGTCTAGAAGCAGCACAGCTCCCCTCTCAAGAGCTTCCACCACGGGTCCGTTATGCCAAACAGTGTTGCCATCAACAAGACGAAACCCACCAATAAGATCATCTTCGTCGGTTTCAATGGTAATGTTCACGCGAATCAGTTCCCTATTTAGATCCGCACATGCTTGCTCAACAGAGAAAGTCTTACCATTTCCTGACAGACCAGTAATGAAAGTTGGATAGAAAATACCAGACTTGATAATCTTCTTGACATCAGCAAAATTGCCGAAGGGAACAAAGTTCTCATCTTTAATAGGAATGAGGTTCTGCTCAACCGCAGGCATTGCAGCAGGAGCAGCAAGAGTTTGCTCAAGGCGTTCTTGCACAGTCAGGTTCCACTTGCCAATACCTTTTTTGTAATCTTTGAGGCGTTTCTTGACAGTAGCGAGAGAACAGTTGAAGTGCTCAGACGCTTCAAACAGTTGCTTCGTGTTTACCTCAGTACCGCAGTTATCGGTGAGATACGAAACGAGTTGTTCAGTTGAAACGGGGACGGGAGCGAAAGGCATTGGTGTTTTGTGTTGATGAATATAGTATAGGGTGTGGTGGGGTCACTGACGACCCCCTGTGGACAGTTCGTCAAGCGACATACTCAACAAAAGAGTTGAGCAGTTTCTTGTTTGTTGCTTTACTACCAAGCATTTTCTTGAATGCACGAGAGATTTCTCCCTTCTTGGCACCAGACTCAACATTGAACTCAGTAGTTTCATTCAATGCATTGTTGGAGATAGCATACAAAGCAGTGAATGCAATTGGGTTAGGAATAATTGCAGACTTTTCTTTCTTCCACTGTTTCTGCACTGCAGAATAGTTCTCAAACTTTGCATACTTACCAACAAAACTAGAAAGTTGATTGCCAGGAAGAATACGGAAACCGATCATGTTTACTTCAGGGAAGCGATCACGAACTTGCTGAATGAAAGTGTTGGTAACGTTGTCATAATCAAACTTCTCATAAGTGCGACCAGTCTTACGATCACGAAGAACCTGATAATAATCAATGCGACGAGGGCGAACAGCATATTCGTCTTTGTGATCCATATAAATCTCGTGACCATATGCAGCACAACCACCTTCACCGTCAGAGAGGATACAGACATTTACTTTCTGCAAATCGTTCTGCTTCTTGAACTCAGGAATGATGTAATTGAGCATTACAATAGCTTCATTCAAAGGAGTTCCAGAAAGACTCATGCCCAGGGTAGTTTGATAACCACCATATCCTCTGTATGCAGATGCTTCACGGAAAAGGTTCTTACACATACGCTCATAGTTACGAGAGTTGGAACGAGAAGAAACGACATTCATCATGTGGAACCATTCATCGCTAATGAAAATGGTATTCTTCTCAACATTATCGTAAGTAGTATCTCTGTAAGTGTTGTCTCCATTTTTAATGCGATCAACAACATACCAGTCGTTAGTGAATGCATAAACTTCAAACGGGATCTGAACTTTCTTGCAGAATGCAGTCAGGTTCAGGACTTGCTTTACAGTAGCAAGCAGTTCGTTTGCCATGGAACCAGACCAATCAAGAACAAACAGAAGACCATGGTTCTTGCCATCAGGAAGAACAGTTACTTTTTTGAAAAGGTCTTCGTTATAACGATAAGTGTGTAGCTTTGAAGTATCAAGCACACCAGTTTTAGATTGACCAGCACGAGCATAAGCGTCAGCAGACTTACGACACTCAAACTCTTTAACAAGATAGTTTACCTCCTTTTGTGATTGCTTACGGAACTCATAGTATTGATTGTCAACCTGTTCATATCGCTCAGGGTCCTGTGCTTGACTATCAATCCAGTCATGCAGAGTAGTCCAATCAACAATATGTTTATCTAGGTTAACTGCTTCAGGAATCTCAACATAAATTGGATCTCTGCCAGAAGAACGTGATGACAATTTTTCTGTCGCACCATCAAATGCACGTTGTGTTTCAGAAGTTTCACCACCAGAATATTCTTCGTCATCATCTTCCTCATCTTCAAATTCTTCTTCTTCAGTTTCCTGAGAAGAAGAACTTTGACTGGTGCTGCTCTGAGGCATTGATTGAGGTTGACTCTCTTCGTTTTGCTGCTCAGATTCTTCGCCATCGGTGTTTTCACTTTCACCTTGCGGAGATTGTGCAGGCATCTCTGCTACTTCTTCAGTTTTGTTAGAGAACTCATGCACATCAACAGCAATCTGCAGCACTTCTTCAAATGTTTCTGCAAGATCAGTGCGAGCAACAAACACTTGCTCTTCAATAGAGAAGGGAATCAGGGCACTAGCACCAATCTTGAAGTGAAGATTGATACGGTCAATCAAACTGAAGCGACTGAGATCTTCATCAAGAATACTGAAAAAGTCCATGTCATTCAGTTCCTTGTAACCACCAGCAAATGATTTGCGGAGACCAGGGAACTTACGCTTCATTAGTTTTTCAATACGAGCGTCTTCAATGACGTTCACAAAATCTTTAGGGCAGTCAGCAACATCACGCCAGTCTTCGTTGGGAGTGAACAGAGCGTGACCAACTTCATGACCAACCAGCATATCATAGACTGTGCCAGATGCTTTGTCCCACATCGGCAGAGTCAGCACGCGACGGTCAACGTCAAAAGATGCAGTGGTGGTTTTGCGATGCTCTACAATCAGGTTTTCAGTAGCGAGCAGTCGTGCAAGGTTTCCTTTGATCTCTTGGGTTTGCATGTGTCTCTTTTGTTGATGAATACATCATAACAAAAAAGGATGGTCACCCGACCATCCCATGTGTCACTTCGTTGATTGTCTCAGTCAGAACCGAATAGTTCTTGACCTTATCAACGGTGATCGTCCTGTCAAATTTATCGTCTAACCCTTGCTTGTGACTGATGACAAACACTTTGGTGCTCTCGTCAAAGTTACGAAGGATCCATCCTAGATCAGATGTCCCTGATTGGTCAAGCGATCCATCAAAGATCTCATCTAGAATAAGGAGGTTAGTATCCACGCTATTCTTAAGCTTAGCAACACTACGCCAAGTGAGCAGCAAAGCGATATCAATACGAGCTTTCTCTCCTTCACTAAAAGACTCATAAGAAAATACATCACGGTATCTAGATTTGATAATCTCCTCAAAGTTCTCATTCAGGGTGAAATTGACATAGAACTCCATCCTTTGTAAGAAATCGTTAATCATTTTATTCATGGTAGGAAGATAAGTCTTGATAATTCTAGACTTAATACCATTGTCTTTGAGAAGTTGACCTGCTGTCGCCAAGACATCTCGGTCCTGCTTCAGATTAGCATGTTGCTTGTTCAAATCCTTCTTACTGTTTACAAGAAGTTGTAGTTTATCAAACTCCGCTTTCTTATCAACGTTGTCACCTTCCAGTTCTTTAATCTCATCCTGCAATGATTCTACTTGCTTTCGGATTGTCATCAACTGAAAGTTAGTCTGAGAGATAGTGGTGTTAATGTTATTGACTTCAGTAGACAACTCGGTAAACTTATTAAATCTTTCTTGTTCGTCCGAGATTGCTTTCTGCAAATCATCATAACCAACATTCATCTCGTCAACTTTTAATTGACCTGCTTCTAGTTTTTCACTACGAAACTCTTCTGATAGTTCTTGTGTACATGTTGGACATACATGATTCTTCTCAAAAAACTCATGTTCTTTCTTACATGTGTTCAACTTATGTGTCAACTTGATCAAGTATGTGTTCAACTTTTGCAATTTCTCATTTGATTTTTGATACTCTTGCATTTCTTCATTAAGATTTCCGATTTGTTGTGTCAGAATTGCAACATCTTCGGCACCTTGGAGTTCAGTTTTTTTATACTCGTTTACCTTTGCTTGTTTACGTTCAATTTCTTCTTGTGTTCTCTGCTGCAGTGACATCATATGTCGTTTCTGCATCTCAATCTTATCTTTCAGTAGATCAACTTGATAATCTACATCACGAATTTCCTGTAAGTTCTCACGAGATTTATCTTTCAAGAGAACATTCATTGTAGAGAACACTTGGATGTCAAGAATGTCCTCAATAATATCACGACGTTGTGTAGTAGGAAGACGCATGAAGGGAACGAACGTGGAAGATCCCAGTACAACAATCTGCGTGAAAGATTTGTAATTCATCTTGAGCACGTTCTGCTCAAAATTCTTTTGCTGTTCTACAACGGTACTTTCCTGGTTCCACAGTTTACCATTGCAATAAACTTCAAACTTGTTTGGTTTGATTCCACGTACAACTTTGTACTCTTGCTTGCCAATACGAAACTCAATCTCTACCAGACAATCTTTCTCGTTAATGCTATTAACGAGCATTCCCTTACTAATTTTACGAAAAGGTTTTCCAAACAAAGAAAAAGTAAGAGCATCCAAAATGGTGCTCTTACCTGCTCCGTTAGTTCCTACAATTAAATTTGTTCTGCCTACCTCAAGGTCTACTTCACTAAAAACATTACCCGTAGAAAGAAAATTCTTCCATCGGATTTTTTCAAAAATGATCATTCTCTATCAGGCGGTGGAATAATAAGGTCGTCTGCTGTGATGACAGAAAATTTCTGCCCTTGTGATCTACATGCTGTAATTATAATTTCAGCTTCAACTTCAACAATTTCTAAATCAGGATTTTCGTCATCAGCATCTTCTAGTTGAAAAAGATAACGCAAAGCATCATCTTCTTCTTCAAATAAGGGGATGATACGATCATCTTTGTCGTCAAAAACTGAATAGATTCCAGACGGTTGATCTTGCAAAGTGATTATGTACATGCATTAAACTGTTTCGCATGATTCTATGTAGAGAGATTGCATTAACTTCTTGAGTTCGGTTTTATCAACCGCAAGTTCAATTTCGTCAATGTACTCACTCAAGAGGGTGAGTGTATCTTTCACGTTCAATTCTACATCATCAATATCCTCTGCGTCAACTAGTGTTTCAACAATTTTTACGTCATGAACACCTACGTTGTAAAGACGATCAACCAATGTTTCAAACATTTGGTAGTCCCGTTTCTCTTCAACGATGAGCTTGATGAACTTGTCCTTATAATCAGACACATCTTGTTTGTTGTAGTCCACACTGGCGTCGTCATAGAAGATTTTCTCAAAGATTTCATACGGATTCTTGATAAACTTAAGTTTGTCACTTTCAGTATCGTAGATATGGAATCCGCGAGTGTCCTTATAATCATTCCAGAACATTTGATATGGGTTGCCAAGATACTGGACATTGCCATGCTTTGATTTGTGATGGAAGTGTCCAGACCACACACGTTTGAAGTTCTTAAAGTCAGAGACTTTGAAACCTCCGTCAAACTTCATGCCTGGTGTGACTTCAAAACCATCACACTCAAGGTGACCACACATAATGTCTGCTTTGCTATTAGCAATCAGTTCCAGACACTCTTCTTTATTTTCTTTGTTGATCCATGGCATCATCAAAAACTTTTTGCTACCAAGAGTAATCTCTTCAGGTGAAGCATAGATGTTGATGTTCTTGTACTGCTCCAGTAGTAGTTCAGGAGAGTTAATTCGGTTAGTATTTTTATAATAGGTGCAATGATTACCCAAAATCATGTGAACCTTATAATCTTTCAATCGTTTGAAATAATTTTCATTAACACGGTTAAAAGTATTAAAGTCCATAGACTTTCTGTTATCAAAAGTGTCACCCAAATCAACGATGGTGCTGACACCCTCTTTCTCAAGTGTAGGAAAAAAGATATCATCATAAAACTTTTGAAAGTAATTCCAGAATGGTAGACTACCCTTGCGCCCGTCAAGGTGTTGGTCAGTGATTAGAGCGATCTTCATAATTTTCCTCCAACGATTCCATCAAAAGGTTTGGAAGTCCTGCAGTTTGCCCAGTTAGTAGCGACACCTTCCAGGTGAAATCTCGTTCCTGAAATACAAACTTCCCTCGTGAGTGAGGTGATGAGCGCCGTGCCATCCTTACTATAGCTAGTCCACGTTCCAAATCGTTTCTGTTCAACACGGAATTCTCCCCAGGGGGTTTCAAACCATTCATGTTCACTAATCTCAGGGTGTTCCATCTTCTTGCGTTTTGTTGTATACTATCACTCTTTTACCATCATGTGTGAACACAAGTTCATCATCAGGGTGCCAACATAATTCTTCGTATAAGGAGTTTAATTTCCTTATATCTTCCCACAGGGTATTTTCGTCAGTCATCAACGATTCATTTTAATTTCAATGTTTTCTTTGATGCTTCCCATATCAGAGTACGAAGCATTCATTCCTGCCATTGTACCATCATATGTGTCGGTATGCATCACTTCATCATATCCTGACCGTTCTAGAATTTTGTTCTTGATTTCCATTTGCTTCTTCTCCTTCTGAATTCTACGAAGGAATGCATAGTAAATAATTTGAGTAAAGTATGCAAATGGGTTGGAAGATTTCTCGGGGTTAAAATTGTCAATGTACTGGAGGCAGTTCTCAATACCGTCGCAGATCATGTCCTCGCGGAACATATAGTTGACAAAGTTTGGTTTATATGATAGGTGAGTGGCAATCTTGAGAAAACATTCTCCAATGTAATTAGGGACACGTGGTCTCTCTAATCCTTTTTCTTTAGCAGCAATCACCTTGTTCCGATAGACAGAGATTGCCTCAAGGAATTCTTTGTTGTTGACGTAATACTCTGTCTTTTTCTTCATGAGAACTTTTCCGATGTCTTTAGTATAGTTCGTCGCGAACGAAATGTCAAGCTTGACAACTCCTCATAATATCAGTAGAATAACTCTGTCAGGGTTCAAGAGAGGGTGTAGCTCTTAGCTTCTTTTAAATAGATCTTCTAGTTTATTCTTGGTCTCTTTAATTGAACCTAGGTGTCCCATCTGTCGGGAGAACTTTTGTGGTTCAAAAGAATCCTTGAATGATGTGAGTTGAGTGATATGTCTTTCTACTGCTTCTGAGTAGAATTTTTTGATGCGTTGATCTTCAACTTCTGTCATTGTAATGACATGCTGTTTAGGTAAAACAAACATGTGATCAAAAGTTGAATGAATCCATTCTGTTAGCGCAAATCCATTGACCTTCACATTTTTTCTTTGTTGGTCAATAGATGTAACTTCCATTGGATTCTCTAGTACAAGACTATCATCGTCTGGCATGTAAGAAACTTTTGAAATTATTTCTTCACCAGTAACTAATTTCATAGTCGCTAGGAAATCTTCTTCCATATTAACTTGCTCTAAGGTTTACTCTTATAACCTCATACTTAAAGTTTTCGTCATTATAAATGTTGACTCTTTCATTAAGATGTCTCAAGGTGTAATTCTGACCGCCAATGTCATCAGCGATATCATATAATGTTGCCATATCTTTGCCGCTTCCTTTTCTTAGGACACGTCCTATTGATTGGAGGTTACGGATACGTGACTTGCTAGGAGATGCAAAGATAATATTATGTAAGCGTTTGATGTTGATACCTGTAGAGAAGGTGCCATAAGAGGCAATAATCACAGCATTGTTTTCAGTCTCAGTAATTTGACGAACTGCTTCTCTATCTTCTACATCGGTGCCACCGTGAACGAAAAATATTTTTCGCTCTGGATCTATAGTATTATTTATTAGATCGTATAAAGGTTGTCCGTGCTTCTCAATGTAGTTGAACAGCACCAAGGTGTTGCCATCAATGTCATTGACAAGGTTTTTAATTAAATTATTTCTTCCCTTATGCTCAACCAAATACTCCATCTCATCATGATATGATTCAAAGTGTTGCGGAGCATGTTTACAAAGCAGGATTTTAATTCTAAACTTAGATAGATAACCTGACTTGATAAGATCATCGGTCTTAGTGACTTGCTCGCAATCACCGAACAATCCTTCTAGTACCCACTTGTGTGTCTTGCTTCCGTCAAGCGTTCCAGTAAAACCAAAACGATACTTGGCGTTATGAAGCTTTGTCATAATTCCAGTGAGTGACTTGGATTTAAATAGGTGTGCTTCATCACCGATAACACAGTCAATATCATCAAAGTATCTTTTGGGGAACTTGTAGATGGATTGCCAAGTGGAAATAATGATTGGTTTATCAGTATTCTTATCTTTGCCCGAATATATCTTATGCACATGATCGTCAGCATTCCACCCGTAATCCTTAAAGTCATTGACCATCTGTTCTACGAGGGACGTAGTAGGGACGATGATGAGCGTCTTCTTGCTGGTAGCAGTATAGTATCTGACGAGGGAATAGATCATCAGAGACTTTCCACTACCCGTAGGCGAAAGTAAAAGTTTTCTGTTATATTTAATAGCTTCGTAAACTGCGCGGTATTGATATGCTCGCGGTTTAATTTCTGCTTTGGTAATTTTATCCATGAAAGTTTGGATACCTGCAGGAGATACAAAATCATTTGTATCTTTTACATCTCCATACCAATCATTCTTTTCATACTCAATAGTGTACTGACGTTCATCTGCCCACACTTGAAGGTGCTTCATCAGACCACCATAAAGTTCTCCTGTACCTGGCGAGTACAGACGAATGGTTCCATCCCAGTATTTGTATCTAGGATTTTTCTTTAAGAACTTTGCTTCTGGAACTTCAAAAGAAAAATAGTCCGAGAGTTCATGATGGACATGAGGTTCGGCAGATTGAATAGTTACGTAGACTTCGTTCTTTTTCTTTACAATTAAATTAGACATATGGACTACCGCTAAACCAAGTTACCAATGATTTTCTAACTCCAGATTTTACTGGGTTAACTTTGTGCCAAGTATCAGAGGGAAAAAATATAACTGTTCCCTTTGGTTCTTTAAATTTTACACTTCTTTCTTTTTCTAATGGTCCAAAAATTTCCAGTTCTAATTCTCCACCTTCATATTCTTCAGGATCATTTAAAAATACCGTGAGACTTATTTTTCTAGTAGAGTTATCTACAGGTTTTCCTTGATCAATATGCCAATCATAATAATCATTTAAATTATATGTGGTATATTGAAGACCTTCTCCTCCCAAAATTTGAAGGTTCCATCCAGCATCAACATTTGCTTTAAAGCATAACATTGACAATAGTCCTACAACCTCTGGATCATTGCTCCAAAATATTTTAGAACTTCTTATACCATCAAGAGAATTTGTAGTTGCAGATTCTAAATTGGTTGTATCTATGTTTTTATTTACTATTGCAAAATCTTCTTCATTGAGAATATATTTTACAAGAGGATTCACAAATTTCATTACTGTCCATTTACAAATTTCTCCCACTCAATGGCACTCTTAATCTGAAACCCTCGGTTGGAAATTTGCTTCATGACCTGATCCAACCAGTAAAGCATCTGGTCTAGATATTTGATCTTAGCTTCTAGGTTGATGATTTCCTCATCAGACTCTAGATAAACTTTCATTTTTTCAGAAGTCTTAATAGATGATCCAAATGGTTTAGCGGCGTATGTCTTAGCGTCTGCTTCGCCAGAGTAATACTCGCGCTTATCTCTAACCACTTTGCGGATCTCAAATTCCAGCGAAGTTTTGATCTGCTGAATGTCAGTGTAATGGTTTAAGTATTTATTATGCTGAAAAGGGATGTCTAGAGCAAGTTGTCCCAGATCTGTGGTATACTGTTTATTCTTGAATTGAAAATCAACTGCAGAATCTTCTGCCCAATCTTCTCTTAGTTTTTCAAATTTATTACGAAGGGTTTCAAAGTTCATAAAGGTCGTAGATTTTCATCACAAATTTTATAAGTCTCGTATTTAAATGCTACGTCAGCAAGTAGATACTCCACATCACCTACTGTAGCATCAAAGGGAATACCAGACAAGGAAACAGGAAATATATTTTTGAATTCAACAATGTGATTTACATTGTTATGAGATGTAAGGATGTGTAATCTTGCATCAGAGTATTCATCTGGACCATCAGACCTTCCGTTTGCTAATCCAAATTTCGTAATCCAATCATGAATTGAACGGTAGTTAATTAATTCTTCATCAATAATAAACCGAACGTTTAAATCTCCATACGTTACTCCACCACTTGGTGTAATAGCAACACCTCTGTATGGCGTTGGCACTTCAACAAATGGCATTGAAATATCTGGAATGCCTGCAGTTTGGCAAAAGAAATCTACCCCACGGAAGATCTCAAGATCTAACTTGAAACCAACGGGGGATAGAAAATTGCGATTGACAATTTGTTCTTTATACCATTCAGCAGGCATGTCAACTTCCCAAGCTACTTAGTATTTATGGGTTCTCTGGATCAATGCCTAGATCTTTTAAGTAATCAATCCACCACTGCGGATCTTTTTGTCTTTTCCAATTAGGAACCGAGAGACCTAGTTCAGAGTAATGTTCTTCCAGAGCTTCATCTATAATCTGTGCGATCTCCATACTCCTCTTCTTCTTCATCAACGTCCGCATACGCATTCTCCACAAAGGGTCCTCGTTTTCGTAGAGGTTCTCGTTTGACATAATCCTGCTCAGCATTAACAGCTTCAACCCATACTGCAAGTTTCAATACTATGTAGATAATAACCAGTGGAAGAAAACATGCAATTAAAGTGATCTGATATTTCATTCGTCATCATCCTGATCGTAAGTTAATCTGCAATCCCAGCAATGGTCCTCTTCCCATTCTGGTTCATACAGAGGACAGGGTTCTTCAAAGAGGTGACCCATCCTCAATTGTTTAATTCTTTCCCGTAGACCTTTGTAAAACTCTCTCTTATCGTCTGGGTTCATTAACAGCTATACTCGTCTATGATGTTTAAAACTTGATTCAGTTGGTAGTGTGCTCCCTCCATCCATTCATTACTGGCACCATTGTACCTACCTTCATGTAATTCATTCTTTAGTTTAAGTACTCTTGCTTGAATGTCAATCTTTAGCAGTCTCCCACGTCCCATATATTCATTCATAACTAATACTATTTAATAAAAAAGGGGACCTTTCGGTCCCCTGTGTTGATATCGTGATACAAATCACATGAGGTTTTCAACCTTAACACGACGATAGTACTGGTTGCGTGAAGCGGTGAGTGCTTCAGCATCAGGATCGCCATTTGCCTTACGGACGAATGGGTTCGCGACCATGCCGTAGCGGGTCTTGAATCCAATTTTTGGTTGGAAGGTATCAGGACCGATTGAGCGGACCATCTGGAGGGGTACGTATGGGCAGTAGAAGAGACCTGCGTCATATGCAGAGGAACCCTTATAACCAACTACGTAGTAGTGGGAGTCAGAGACGTTAGCGGAGTAAGGATCAACGAAGACCTTAATACGACCGTTAATAGTACCAACTAGGAGGTTACCAGTGTCATCAACTTCACCGATGGAAGGACCACCAGCACCAGTTAGACCAGAGGTGTAGTCAAGAGTACCAGACATCGCGAGAGCAGAAGCAACATCAGCAGAAGTGATGATGAAGTTGCCCTTTCCTCTACGAGTTTCCTGTGCGATTGCGTTAGCGTCACGCTCAATCTGGAACATAAGTCCCTTGAATTTTTCAACTGACCATCTGCCGTTGGAGTCAACGTCAAGGTCAAAGCGACCAGCGTTAGCAGTGTTGTTCTGAGCACCAGGCTTAGCGATGGTGTATACAGTACGAACAACTTCACGGTTGATCTCAGCAAGGATCTCGCTAGACAGAATGTTAGCAAGTTCCTGCTCAGCATCAAGACCATGAATTGCCTTGAGGTCTTGTGCTAGTTCTAGAGTGTATTCTGCTTTGAGAGCTCTGGACTGTGCGGTGACAGCAGTTTTCTCAATGCTGAATGACATCTCGCGGAATAGTTTTCCGCTTTCTCCTAGTGCCTCAGCGTCTTCACGTGCCATTGGCTTAACGCCACGGTCGTAAGTACCAGAATCGTTGAGGAGACCAGGGTTGCTGCCTGCAACTGGATTAGCAGTATCGTATGCATTTGCGGTTGCATCAAATCCTGCAGAGAAGTCGCTGTCAGGCTCGTTGTATAGTGCTTCAGCACCGTCACGACCTTCGTAGTGAGACTTCATTGCGAAGATTAGTCCAGTAGGACCAGACATTGGTTGAACGCCACAGATGTCGTATGCAACCAAGTTAGGCATTGCACGACGGATGAGGCTGATCATTACAGGGTCAAATCCAGCAAGACCACCAGTCTGGGTGGTTAGACCTGAACCTGAAAGAGCGTTACCACCGATAGCGCCAGCAAGGTTACCTGCTGCACCACCTGCTTCGTTGATCATGCCACGCTCTTCGCGCATGAATCTTTCTTGGTTTTCTAACAGAACTGCGGTAACTGCCTTTCTATAGTTGTCTTTGATAGCGCCTGCGCTTTCATGACCTAGAACAGGTGACCACTTTTCTGTTAGAGCTTCTGCGTTAAACATTTTTTGCTCCGTTTAAGAAAATAGGTTGGTTATAATAATCACTTCCAGCGATTGAGAGCGTTAAGGTATTGTGCCATTGCTGGTGATACCTCTTCTCCTTCAACTGGAGTTTCATCTGCAACTTCTGCTGCGGGAGTAGCAACTGATTCTTTGAAGTATGACTCTTTGATAGTCTTGACTTTCTTAGAGAAGTCTTCTTCAGTTACAAACTCAAGACCCTCAGCTAGTGCTGCGAGTTTTTCTTTCTGAGTATCTGCTAGTCCTTCTGACACAGTGGACAGAATGTTGAGTTTGGCAGACTCATTAAGACGATTTTGTAGTTTCACATTTGCCTTGACCTGTTCGTCTAGGCGCTCTTCCATTTCACGAATAGATTCAGCCATACCCTCTACCACGTCAACCTTGTCGTCGGGGATAGAGATGTAGTGCTCTTCAAAGAGACCTTTGAGACCTGCGATGAAGTCTGATGTGATCTCATTTCTGATGCCACGATCAACAGCTACTTGATTTTCTTCTAGCCATTGAGTGACTGCGTAGTTTACAGTTCCGTTAACTTCCTCAGAGAGTTCTGCCTTAGCGGACTCAAGTTGCTTCTCTAGTTCGTTACCGAAATGCTCTACAAGCTTGTCATATTCCTCAGAGATCTTTGCTTTGACTGCTGCCTCAAAGATGGTCTTTGCTTTCTCTGCAAACTCTTCGGAGAGTTCAGTACCTTCTACGAGGGCACTGATGTCGGAGGACATGTCCAGCTCTTCAAATGCTGGTTTGATAGGATAAGATACGTTTGGACCTTTCTTAGTTCCATAAGCAACTTCCGCGCCAACGGAAGGTGTAGGATCACTGCCAGGTGCGCCAGAAGTTGAGGTTTCGCTGCTGTCTTGTGAGACAGGTGCTGCTGCTTTAGCGCCAGGATTCTCTTCGCCCTCTTCCTTATTGGAGTGTAGGGGTTCAGACTGGGAACCACCAAGATCAGTTTCCGACTGATTAGGTGCTACCGATGTAGGAACAGTTGGCATTGGATCTTGTCCGCTACCACGCTGTTGTGGATCACCCGAAACTGCTGCGGGATCTGAGCCTGTACCAGGAATTACTGAAGCAGTTACACGAGGCATGGGATCCTGTGCTCCCGCTTCCATAACGACTTGCTGCTCGCTCAGAAACTCCTCAAACTTTTCGTTTAACATGTCTGACATTTTGAGTCCTTCCGTAAATCTTATGATTATCTATTGTTTATTTATTAAATTACAAACCTGCGAGGAAGTTTTTGAACACTTCAAGCGTTCTCTCCTCTAGGTTTTGGCGAGTAGACTCGCTCATGTAACGTTGATATTTAGCAACCTTGGACTCCTTAAGGATTCCGTTATCCCAAACCCACTCTTTGCCTTCCATGATGCCGTTGACGAAAGCGTCTGGCGCAGAAGGGTCTGCTACGATGTCAGCTGCGGTTGCTAGCATGAAGTCATCCATGACATACGATGTATCTTCTCGTTTGTCAATGCTTCCCATTCCGCGTGAGGATACACCAAGTTGTACGCCTTCACCTAGGAGAGACTTTGCAATCTTTCCCATGGGGGTGTCTAGGATTTGGGCTTTGCCCATAAAGTTATTACCTTCTGCTCTAAGCTCGGTAATTCTGTGGGAAACTCTATCAAGGTTGACAGTAGGACCATCAGGGTGACCCAACTCGCCAAGAGCACGCTTAGTTTTAACATACTCTTCGTTGTAACGTCCAACCTCACGCTCCAAAACTTGGAAAGGATATACACGACCGTTTCTATTCTTCAGTTCGGACTGAAGAAAGACACCTTCAATGTACAGTTTTTTATCAGCACCAGTTCCCTCGGTGATGACTTGTACATCTTCAATCTGTTCCGTTATCAGTTTCATTAGTTTCCGTCTCTACTGGTTCATCAAAGTAGGTCTTGGCAACACTCTGTTTGTAAGTAGACAAAGTTTCAGATGCTTTTGCATATAGCAAATCTTGGATAGCATCAATTGCTTTTGACCTATCGTTGTCTGCAATAGCAGATACGATGTTCACTACTTCCGCCTCAGGGTTTGCCTGATCCATATTATTTTCCATGATTATTCTTTATTTAGTATTAGTAGAAGGTTTGGGTTGCGCTTTCGCCATTTGCAATTGTTTTTGATGCGCGTCATCTGCTTTTTCTTGTTCTCTTTCGTGAGAGTCATCAGCTTGTTGCGCTTGAATTTCTGGAGCAAATGCCTGGTTCTGACGATCCATCATGTCAAACGTATTGACATCTGCTGGATTCATTGCTAAACCAGAATCAATCTCTCCATCCATTTGCTTCTGGATTTCCTTATATTCTTTTTCGTTCTGTTGTAGAACTTGCTTACGAATATATTCAATGGAGAAATACTTACCAACAAATGGATCCATTTGAGTTGCAAGGTTAATACGTTGCATCATCAACTCTTGTTCTTTCAACTCATTGAAGTGGTTATCAAACAAGAAGTCATATTGAATATGTTCCTTCATGTCATCCCAATCTTCAGGAGAGATTACTCCTTTGAGAATGAGTTGAGTTTTAAGAATGTCGTGGAAGAGTTCTCCAAAACGCTTACGGAGACGACCGATGAACTTTGTGAACTTAAGTTCGTCACGGAGGACTTCAGTTGTCTTACCAAGATTGAATCCTTTATTGTCGTCTGTGAGACGGGAAGGAGGAAGATTGAGAGAATTGTAGAGTTTCTTTTTAAAGTACTCCACATCCTTGAGTTCGCCAAGGTTCTGTCCGCCAGGTAGGGTAGTGATCTCAGTTCCGCGACCACCCTCTCTACGAGGCAACCAAAAATCTTCTAGCATACTCATATGTTTTTTGTCATCACGGATCTCACCAGTGCTGGCATCGTAAACAAGCTTGTTACGATAACGTGCCATCACGTCACGGAGATATTGTTCCGCTTTGACTTTAGGTAGATTGCCAACGTCAATGTAGAAAATTCTACGTTCAGGTGCGCGTGACAATCTGTAAATAACCAGAGCATCCTCAATCATTCTTAGTTGATTGAGTGACTTGATTCCTTTGTGTAGGAAACTCAAGTGCATTCTCTTGTTAAGATCTTGTAGTCCTGAGGAACAGAATGCAATAGAATCTGCAGCAATCTTAATTCCTTGGGAGTTAGACATATCACCAACAGGACCAAGAGCGCCGCCTCTTAGATATCCTTTTGGATTGTACAAGAAATAATCAATATAATTACCCCACTCGTACTCAAGGGCAGTACCTTTGATTGCTCTATTGATTCTCGGATCTTGAGAATCTTTACCAAGTTTTTGTCTTACTTTACGAATCTTGAGTGGGTCAATGTAGCGTAACTCAAGGATCCCTTTCTTTGGATTGTCAAGATCAATTACCTTGTGGTAATATAACTTGCCATCAATATACCAACTACGAATAATTTCATGGGCGCGGTTGTCAAAATTCAGCATCTGTTTGATCTTGTCAAACTCGTCGCGAATTTTTCTCTTGACTCCCGCTCCAACTTCTAAGTTGTTAAGGTCAACCTCAACACAACTGTCATTAGCATCGCTAACAACAAATTCATTCACAATTTCATCTACAGCAGAGTCCACTTCTGGGTGTAGAGACATGTCTCTATACCTACGAATGAGTTCAAACTCATTCCTTGCAGTGGCATCTGTGTCCACATATGTTCCAAAATAACCGCCTGCTGCTATAGAGACTGGCTCGTCAGCAGAAGGAGGGACAGGGGACTGACCCTTCTGACCCTCCTTACGATTAATTTGAAAGCCAAATAACTGACTCATGATAACTATTGAACTGTACGCCTCCTATTATTTAGGGGACCACAATTCCTGCTTCTCCACCTGATTCTACAGTCCAGTATGAATACTGGAATTCAACTGAGAATTCTTCAATCTGATCATTGCTATCATAAGCAAGATCAATTGCTGAAGAACTGGTTGGGAATGCATACCAGAGCTTGTAAGTTCTTAGAACTTTACCTTCGGACTTTTCATCCTTCTCTAATTGATGAACGAAAAGATGCTTACCATAAACGGTAGGATCAATAATTTCATTTACATTTGATTCATGACTATTAATCTGACGCATCCAATCTTCAAAGAATGCGCGAATCTTCATGTCTTCATCATTGATAAATGTAGCACTCCAGTTATCAAAAGTGCGATCTCCAGCAATTTTAACTGTACGACCACGGAAGGGTACTTCAATTACACCAACATTAGATGCAGGGAGAGCAGCAGACTTGCACATAAATGATGCAAGATCTTGCCTTCCTTGATCATCTCCAGGGAAAGCAATATCTACCCTGAACATGTTGGGTCTTACACCCTGTTTGACTTTACTTAAAAACCCAGAGACTGAATTAGTTACTGCCATTGTTCTTAGTTACTCCTTACTGTTGTATTTAATAGAAATCAGCGTCCAGTTACTTCGCTGAAGGAAACTCCAGTTCTGGTTGCAGTAAAGGTTACTGAAACATAGTTGATGGAGCGAGCGGGTTTGATAAAGATTTCTGCAACAAATTCGTTGCGGTCAATAACATCAGGGGTGTTATTGGTCTCGTCACAGACAACTAGGAAATCTGTGATTCCCTGAGCAGCAACGATATTGTCTAGATAACCACCAATTGCACCAGCAAATGAGGAGCGAGTGGTTGTATCGTTGAGCTCAAATAGAACGCCCTTAGAAAGTGCCTCAACTCTCTTCTCAATATTGAGGAAGAGACGGCGAACATTGATTCTATCAAACGCAGATGGCGCAGCGAGTGCGGTCTTATCACCGAACAGAACTGCTCCACTACCAGGGAAGGTAACGATTGGGTTAATTCTGTTCTGATAAAGTTCGTCTCTATCTGCTTTGTTTGGATTGAATGCAAGTTTGATTACGTTGCGGAGACCGCCACGATTCATACCAGCAGGTGAGATCCAATCAGCGACTGTTTCTGAAGTGTTAACACAAAGACCAGCAACATCACCGTTGCAAGGAACATAACGATACTTGTCATTGAAACGGTCATACATGTACTTGTAACCACTGTCAAGAACAGCATACGATGTTGAGGTTACAGAGTTAAAGAAGTTAATTGTATTTGTTCTTTGGTCTGCTGCAGTTAGAGGAGATCCACCAGTTCCAATTTGGTTTCCTCTGTGTGGAGAAACAAATGCAACACAATCTTTACGGAGAGCAGCAATTGCAACACATTTCTGTGCTTTAGATAGAGTATCTGCTTCAGCACCCATTGAACCACCCATTAGAATGAAGTTGGTTTCTGTTGCTTCTGTATCAGCAAATAGATCTAGAGCAGCACCTACTTCACCAGCAGTATAAGCATAGTCGTCAGTACCACCAGAAAGAGTTGACTCATTCAATGCAGCGAGAAGGAACTTAGATCCAGATGCTAGTGCTCCAGATGCTTGTCCAAGTGCTGCACCACCGCCACCTGATTCAGGTTCTACAAGACCAGTCAATGATCCACTGGTGTAGATGTAATCAGACTCAAGGTTTACGATGTCTTTGAAGTACAGTGCGGAACCTTCAGGTGACTTAGCGTCGGTCATCTTAGAAAGGAAAGTGAGTCTTTCTAGAACTGTTCCAGCAGCACCAGATACATCACCAGTCATGTCAATGATACCGATGTGAATCTGGTCAAAGGAAATACCTCTAGAAGAAGCATACTCTGAAGTACCAGGACGAGGACCAATTGCAGCAAGACTTAGTTCAGTTCCAGTAATTTTGGTGTTAGTGTACCAATCCTTAACTGAATCAATTGCAATGTTGTCGTTAGTTACTGAACCGATAGTGACTGTAAGATCTGCGACTGCACCAGTTCCTAGTTCAGCAGCAGGAGCAGTGACTACATCTCCTTGAGCATAACCTGTACCACCAGCAGTAACACTAACTGAAGTGACTACACCGCCTGCGTCAATTACAACTTGAAGTTGTAGACCAGATCCAGATCCACCTGTTGGTGCTGTAGTGTGGTTACCATTCTGTGAACCAACACCAGTATATGGAGTGAACGTAGTTCCAGTTACAACACCATCTCCTGGTTCGTCAAAGACATCTGCAGAAGTGATTAGAGATGCTGGATTGTCTAGTAGAACTGCAAGTTCGTTAGTAGCAGCATCAAACGAATAGATTCTGCCAGACTTTCCACTAACGGTTGCGAATGTAGTATTTGCTGTAGTTGATGCGGGTGCGGATGCTAGTTTTAGAATCTGGTCGGCACCACGGTCAACTGCTACAACCTTGAGTGAGTTACCCCATGTACCTGCTGTTCTTGCAGCAAAAGCTTCTGCTCCACCAACACCAGCTTCAAAGTCAGATTCGTTTCTGATTAGAACTGCTGAACCATCTGCTGTTGCATTAAGAACGCCAGTTTCTGCACGAACTACTGCTAGTCTACCACCGTATCCTAGGAACTCAGCTGCAACGAGCCAGTCTTCTGCATTTGCATCCGAAGGAGTACCGAATACTTCAGTCAATTCCTTCAATGAAGAAATTGGAGTGACTTCTCCGATAGGTCCTTTTTGGAAGGATGATGCTAAAGCTGCTGTTAGAGTTGAGCTTCCTACAATGGTGACATTAGTTAGGTCGCGTTCTCTTAAAATAACACCAGGCGAGACTTGACTTGCCATCTTTTATCTCCTTAGAAATTCCGATTTTACCTGAAATTATTTATCCAAAAGGGTTTCTTCAGAGGGGAAACGATGCATGAACCTACTACCAGTCTGGATACTCCCATCTTTGACTGTCAGTTTTTCTACTTTTTAATACTCTTCTCTTTGTACAGTCTTTACATTCGTATGAATATGCTGACGGAGTGGTTCGGTTTTTTCTAATCTTATAGAAATCATTCATCAATTCTTTAGTCACACCACATGTTCTACATTTCCTTTCTGTAAATATCAGATGGTCTAGTGAGAATTGATCCTCTATATTCATCAGTAGTTCCACATGTAGGATACTTCTTCCTGTGTCGTTCCATACTCCCAAACGGTGCCGTCCCCGTCCACGAAGGTATCATCACCCAGACCGTCATCAATAAACCCAAAAGGAGCCATGTCTTGCTCAATTTGATTCTTTTGTTCTTCATAAATTCTCCTTCGGATATCTTGATCCGTCATTTCTCTAAAGTAATCTTGCATGACTAACCATGCAAAGAGAACCATACACATTACGAGGTCATCATGATAACCTTCGTCTGCTTCCCACGCTTGTTTCTTTTGTACAAACGTGGTTAACTCTTGGAAGATTTGGAAGTCATTGAACAATAACTTGTCTTCCTCAATAATTGCTTTGAGGTTAGCGCAACCAATCTTCTTCACGGTCACACTCATCTTAACACCTAATTGTGTTTTGTTTCCTGAGAATCCTTGTCCAACGATTTGACCTGCCCTACCACGCATAGCACACATAAGGACGTTAGGGTACTCAAGATCATAATTAAGAGTAGCAGCAATAGAATCTCCAATGTCGTTTACCTCTACTAAGATGTATGGATTATTATATTCTTTAGCTACCTGAAAAATTACCGAGGGAAACAGAACAGGTTTAATCTCATTATTTCTGTACTTTGCAACGATCTGATACGGCACCGTGGTGATATCAAACACGATAAAAGCACTGTAGTCGCCACCGATACCTCTGGCAACGTCAACAGTAATAATATATTCGTGATCTTTTTCTGCTCTCGTGTAAACGTCAAGTCCTGCATTACTTGCTATGGGATCATGGAATGGAATAGTCTGGAGCTTCGCTGGACTAATCAGTGTGTCAGCAGAACCAAGAAAGTCACACTCAAACTCTTGAGCAAACTGTCGCGGTGACGTGTTCTTGATTGTCTCCTCTTTCCATTTAGTATCCCTACCAGGAACTTGAGACCAATGTACTTCATTCGTAACATAATCATTCTTACCTCTCCTAGCATCCTCCCACATCTTGTAGAAGTGATTCATGCCATTAGGCGTGGAAATGATAATTACCTTTGTTGATTTACCAGACGTAATAGTAGGATAAACAGAGGCAAAGAATTGCTCAGCAACGTGATTCGGGACGAACGCGAACTCGTCAAGAAAGAGGATATTAAAGGACATACCTCGGACAGCACTTGCAGACGTAGAAGCAGCCAGAATCTTTGATCCGTTTTCAAGTTCAACATTACCTTTGTTCCACACTAGGATACCATGTTGCATCCATTTGGGCAAGTTCTCGTAAGCAAGTTGTAACCTTCCTAGTAGCTCCCTAGCGGTGGAAGCTTTGTTAGCAAGGATACCAATATTAACGCTATCGTAAAAAATAGCATAGTATAATAGATAGGCGACGACCGTAGTTGACTTACCAGTCTGTCTAGGAAGTTTCGCAATGTTGAATCTGTTTTCATGAAAGTCTCTTAAAATTTCTTTCTGAAAATCATACATGCTAAAGGGAACCAAACCCTCATCTAGCGAGATGATCTTGATATAATTCATCGCAAAGTAGATCGGATCATTCTTACACTTGATCCATTCGTTGATCTGTTCTTGCGTAAATTGTATTGGGGTTCCCGCTTTCTTTAGATTCGGGTTCCCCAAATAGACATCATTACTTGACACAATAAAACATTAGTTCACCACTAGTATTTAGAGGTCGCCAAATTTATCTCTCATATCTTCCATATTTTTCTTTTTCTCAGAGATCATGCCATCAATGAAACCAGCACGATACTCCCAGGTTTGACCACCTTCCTTTCCTTTCATTGGATTGATACATCTATGATCACCTAGTTTGTTACAAACAAGACCAGCAAGGTCAAGCTCACTAGAGTCAGATGTATTGCCAGTGCCACGCCAGACATGCTGACCATTGATCCATACCGCTTGGCATTTCTCGCATTCTTGTCGGTCTAGTTTAAAATCTGAAAATTCTCTATTCTCCTCGGTCATCTTTTTTGAGTTCCTTAATGAGTTTGTTGTATTCGGGTAGGTCTTTAATAAGTTGTTGTTCTAACTTACGACGCATAAGATACATCTTAAACCTAACCCATCCATAGCGCAACTGAAGATCTAGGTAAGCAAATAATCGGATCGTGTCTTCTACACCTGCATATGCTATACAGAGAATGACGATTGTGATTACGAGGTAAAGTCCAAGCATAGTTGTTACACTCAGCTACAATTACATTATACCGCTATGTAGTAAAAAATAGTGTAACGAATAGCTAAGATTTATTCTACGTGTGTAAAGGTGTAATCAGCTATCATTGCAAATAATTGTCTTTTCATGTACCTCAGATACTCCTGCTCTTCTGCAGGTCTTGCAGGAGACCCTGGCCAATTTTGATATGCGTAATCAATTACTGAATACAACGCACGAATGTCATCAATATTCAAATCTAATTGACATCCCCACTCGTCTTTACTTTCCATCTTCCTCTAGTTCTTTAAACGCCATTTGCATGATGGTGTATATGTAATAACCAACACCAGCAAGCAACAGGATCAAACTAATAACGATGCTCCATGTAACATCATTAACATCATTTAGAGGTCTTAGTATGAGATTCACGACTAAAAGGTTCCCAATGTTCCCAACCGTATTTATGGACTGCCCACATTCCTAATATAGGAACAAACACCAAAAGAAACCCCATGACGCCTAAGCACCACGGGGTTTGCATTACTGATCTGACAAACAGTTGAACGTGTGTCATGAATCAAAATATTTTTGTAGAACTTCAATACGCTCTTCTTCGTGAGCAATAATATCAATTTGATCTTGAATAGCAGCAAGAACATCAGGATGCTCTCCAATACCCACGGGGTTCTTGAGATAGATCTCAATGTTTAATCTTGCTTTTTCAATGTTACCTTTAGCATCTGCTTTGAGTGCTTCTAAAATTTGTGTTCTCATGCTGGATAATCCCAATCTGTTATAAACTGAGTCTTGTGTGATGGTCCCCAGTTACCAGGCATATATAGGAAAGGAACTGTGCGAACTGGACATTTGTCACCAGTGCATAGAAGATCATCTACGATTCTCCATGACTCCATTACTTCGTCTGCATGGACAAAGTGTGACTGATCACCATTGATAGCATCATAAAGTAGTTTTTCATATCCATCTATTGCTCTATCCTGTGGATAGTCGTGGGTGAGAGTTGCCAACTCCAAGTCGTCATTGAGCCCAGGTGACTTAATATCCATACGAATGTCAAGATGAGGGTTAGGTTGTAGACGCATGACGATACGGTCGTTAACTTCTCCTTCATATAATTTTAGCGGTGGTGCTTTGAGTTTGATTACTACCTCTACACATTGGTAAGGCATATTCTTTCCTGTCATGACGTTAAAAGGAACTCCCTCCCAACGCCAGTTATTGATGAATAGAGACCCAGCAAAATAGGTAGGAGTACCACTGCGAGGATCAACGCCCTCTTCGTTACGGTAGCCATCGTATTGTCCTAAAATTAGATTTGTACCTAGACTAGTCGCGGCGAGCACTTTTGTCTTCTCACGTCTGAGTTCCCTAGCATTCATGCGACAGGGTGCTTCCATAGCAATCAATGCAAGCACTTGTAGAATATGATTTTGTAGCATATCCCTTACAGCACCAGCAGTCTCATAATATTGAGCACGTCCTTCACAACCAATAGTTTCAGTTGCAAAGATTTGAACCTCTTCTATGTACTGACGATTCCAAAGTGGTTCAAGCAGAATATTACTAAACCTAGTAGCAAGTATATTGTTAACAGTATCTTTGCCAAGATAATGGTCAATGCGATAGACTTGCTTTTCGCGTAGATGTCGCTCCACCACAGACTGTAGATAATCAGCAGATTTATAATCGTGCCCAAAGGGTTTCTCAATAACCACGCGGGAGCGGTCGGCATCATCAAGGAGACCCGCCTCTTTAAGATTGACAATTGCGTTAGCATACCTTTCTGGCGGCACAGATAAAAAGTAAGTATTATCGTGTAAGTAATCAGGAAGGTGGCGAAGAGTATCAACATTGTCCAAGTCTGCTGAGATGTAGTCTAGATGATGTAAAAATTCATCAGGATAATCACCAAGAGATTCTTTCCATGCTTGTGGTCCAGGATCTCTCCTAGAACAACCAGTAATTACAAAATTTTCTGGAAGAAGATCTTTCTCCCAGAGTTTATATAATGCAGGAATTAGTTTCTTCTTACATAGGTCTCCCGTTGCACCGAAGATAACAATTCCTTTAGTGAGCGGTTCCATTTCCATCGTATTTGTCGCTTTCGTAGTATACATTTTCACCTTTTCGTACCCCGAAATATATCGTGGAAAGTACAAACGGTATTGCAATCCATTTGAGAAATTCACCTAACATCATGTCCTCCGAACATCGCTCTCATTCCGTTTAGAACCTTGGCAGTGAAAGCACCCAGACGGCGCGACTCAAAACGAGCCCACAACGCACTGCTGATGACAGGAGCGGGTACGCCAAGATCCACAGCAGCGTGAACAGTCCAACGACCCTCACCACTGTCTGATACTCCACCATCGTACTTGCCAAGCTCTCTATCGCCCCGTAATACAGTAGCGGTAAGATCAAGCAACCAAGAACCAACCACGCTACCACGACGCCAAAGCTCAGCCACCTCAGACACATCAATGTCATAGCAATAGTCTTCTGGACAATCCATTGGGGCGACCTCAGCGTCTCCCTCTTTGACATACTGGGAACCTGCATTAGCTTCGTGTAGAATGTTAAACCCTTCGGCATATGCTTGCATGATACCATACTCAATGCCATTATGAACCATCTTTACAAAGTGACCTGCTCCAGCTGGTCCGCAATGTAACCAACCATGCTCGGCAGATGTTTCGTAAGAACGGGGGTTTGTACGAGAGGCAGATCCAATGCCTGGTGCGAGTGCCCTAAAGATTGGAGCGCAGGTTTGTACTGCAGTATTTGCACCACCAACCATAAGACAGTATCCACGCTCCAAACCGTAAACACCACCACTAGTACCACAGTCAAGATATTGGATGCCAAGTTTAGCAAGCCTTTCTGCCCTGCGTCTAGAGTCTTTAAAATTGGAATTGCCATGATCAATAATAATATCGCCTTCCACACAAAATTGTAATAACTCATTGAGTGTGTCCTCTACTGTTTCTGCTGGTACTACCATCATGAAGATTCCTGGTACTCGTGCAGTATCAGTAAATACACCCTCAGTACTATGTACTACTTGAACAAGGCTTTCCAAAGAAGTGGTACATCCACTGATATAACCCGCTTCATATTGTTTACAAGCTTTTTCATAATTGTTCCTGTAACCATGTACTTCAATTCCTTGTTTAATCATACGGCGGGACATGCCTTCGCCCATCCTACCTAAACCAATTAATCCTACTTTCATCACACCCTCCAAGGCACTGCTGATTGTTTTCTTCTTTCTAATTCTTTAATAATTTCGTCTATCTCATTATAAAATGCATCACCCACCATGTATGCTCCTCGCCTACGTGATAGTTCACGGATCATGATGTCGTAGTCTGCCTGAGAAAAATTGGGCATAAACTTACTCATTGTTTACCTTCTTGTATGAAATATTCGGGCATTGGACAACCCTTGAAGTTATGTATCTCATCCACAGCAAGCACAAACATAGTCACAAATCCTAGGCAAAATGCGAATAACATCTGGGGGAAGTTATAGTTACCCATGTACGCTGTAGGATCAGGTTCATCATCATGTGGATGAATCATCCTTTCTATCTCTAAGCGCCTTTTGGATTTGGCGTCTAACTCTGTCTCTTGCTTCTGGGTCTTCGGTTTCTTTTCTGGAGTAGCCATGTTTCTGATGGAAGATAAAGTGACCTTGACAAATCATAGTTACTCCAAATAAAAATAGGAGAACTACACCTATCCATTCTATAATGTTATCTTGAGCCATGGCAGTAACGGTGGTATCACTCCAATGAGTCTAAGAAGACCCTCAGCAAAAAGTGCGAGAACAACCCAACCAACACACATACTAATAATTCCAGCATTACGATTATGTTTTCGTATTGCATCGTCAATCATCTCCTGAACCTCTTCTTTAGTTACATGGTCAGGTGGTTCTATACCCTTCCCCCAGTCTTTAAACATCAGATCATCTCCATAGATTGTTGTAGTTCTCTAGAGTGCTCCAACTCATCATTCAAGATCTCAAGGATCTTGTCATCATGCCCATTTAGAGCAAGATACTTTGCGTAAGTTTCTGCTGCATGAATCTCTACCTCGTAGGAGAGATGGTAAGCATAGCGAGGAGCCACCCAGTAATAAACCACATTGCTCCAATAGTAGATAAGAACGAGGTGCTTGGCAACAAAGCGATCAATAAAATAACGGTTACCGCCCCGACTTTCCATGTATTCCAGATGTTCTGTTTCATTGACTGACTGCTCAAAGTGTTGTTTCATTAATTGTAGATGTTCAGGACCACGAAGTCCCATACTTTCACGAAAATGTAAGACACTCAGGAACGCAAAATAGGGTGCCCGAGCGATTTCCTCAAGCACCCAAAAGCGTTGATAATCTCTACCTTGGTAAAGAAAATCTAATATTGCAACAGTGATATCTAAAACAAACCTGTTGAGTGATTGCATCATTCCACATGTACAGTACCGATCATGCCTGCACCTTTGTGAGGACCACACCAATAAGTATAGTCACCCGCTTCGGGGAATGCAACATCAAACTCTTCACCTGGCATCATTGCCAGAGCTTCGTGACCTAAATCTGGGCGATCTTCCACAATCACATTGTGAGGTGGAAGCATGTTGTTGACGAAATGAACCGATTCTCCTGCAGCGATAGTAACTTCTGCTGGTTCAAAAACCAAGTTACCATCAGCACCCATCATTACATCAACTGCCCATGCTGGTGCTGCTAGAAATAGTGTAGCTAGAAGTGCGAAAAAGAACTTCATAAAACTTATACAACTATCTTATCTAGGTGGTTCAGGTGTCCCAATGTCCATCCGAAGCTTATTGTAACGTGGATTTGTCTTGACTTCCTGACTTACCATTTCACCAAAGTCATCACAGCACTTACACCATTTCTTTCTCGCCTCTGGCGCACCTAAATCTTTTTTCGCCACAGAGATTCCCACTCCCTCCAAAGGTCTGCACATTGATCGGATTTTTTCTGGAGGTGTGGTTCTCTGTACACTAGCCTGAGTTATTTTCTTCTTCGTAATACTGTAGTTTATCAATCAATTTTTCATATTGATCCCACATATATTCAGAACCTGTTTGGTCCTGATATGTTCTACATGCACGAATGAGTCTTGTTACGTCATCTGAGTTTAGTTTCATCATAGTAAAAACAGTCACTTATAATTATATAAAGTGTATTAACAATTCCAAGCACGCAAAGATTTATTAATTCTAGAATCTTTATCGTTGGCAGTTTTCTTGGAAGTCAACTTCTTTTTCATGCCTTTCATTCGCGCACAAAAGCTTGCTCTACGAGGGTTCCCAACTTTTTTTGAAGGTGCCTTAAGATCGCTTCCTGGGTTTTCGCGCTCATACGACTTTCTACCTTTTTCATTTAGACCACCTGATTTTTTCTTACCTTCCTTTCTTGTCCATGCAGACTCAGAAAGTTCTTTCATTTCTCTGTACGATTTCATGAGACCACAGATTAATCTGTAGTATTTATCTTTCTACCTTCATAATGCCAAGCAGGAATACCAGGCCAATTAGTCAAAACTGATACGTTAGTTGAAAGAACATATCTAGGATTGTCTGTAGAATTAGATTCTGTTTTATGAGTTAACCAACCAGGAAAAAATAAAACATCATTAGTCTCTACTTCAATAGGTCCCCAATAACTGTGATCTTTACCAAGAGGTTCAGAACATTTATATGGTCTAAGAGGATTTTCAATTAAAAGATTTCCACTATCTTTTGGAACTTCTAAGTATCCTGCAATTGCAATACACGCATTTTGATGGTGGTGTGCTTCAGTCCATCCTCCTTTTCTATGAACATTAATCCATGAATCTGAGACACTCATGTTTGTAGTAGGAGCACCATACCAAGTTTTCATTAAAAATGGAGTTACGTACTCAACAAATTTAAAAAACGTTTCAAACTCTTCCCAATTGTGTGGGATATCCCAATCTGATTTTATCCCATGATATTCTTGTGTGTTATTTAAATGCACTCCAGTAATAGCATCACCATTTTCTGGATCACTCCAACCAGTTTTTGTGGAAAATTCTTTTGATGCTTTTAAATATTCGTCTACTTTATCCTGAAACGATTTAAAATTAAAATTAAATTTTGTTTTATAAATGTATGCGGGAAACGCATCTATTCCCTCCATGAAATGATATTCATCGGGGTATTGAAAATCCATAATTTAGTTGCTCACAATAATATTTATCTACCGTTTACCACCGCCCATATCCTTAAGCATCTTCTGCAACTCTGCTGTACTACCAACAAACATAGCATTATTAGTGACCGTCTTAGGTCCTTTCTTTTCTTCGTCAAGATCTTTCATTTTCTTATGGAGATCCTGTAGTTTCTCAGTCATGTCTGCAACGTGCTTCATTGCCGCTACAGCGACTTCATATGCTCTTGGGTGCCCTGACTCCTGAGCAACCTCTAAAGCGCCTCTGACCGCCTCCTGACCCTGATCTATGAGTGAGTACAATTCACCACGGGTATACTCATAGTCCTTTGTACGGTCATCCTTATCCACCTTAGGAGGAACTGGTTTACTTGGTTTGCTTTCTACAACCTCAGCATCAATGTTGAGGATGTCTTCCATGTTTTCTTCTAAACTCATAAGAACTCCATACCTTCATTGAATCCAAAGTCATCGGATGCAGTTACAAACTGATCATCCGCAGCATCAACTTGTCCGTCTTGGTTATAGTCAACTGTTGCCTTAGGTGTGTAAGACAATTCAACATGTCTCTTATTGACATTAAGATCGCCAATAGTTTCAATGACACGTGCCTTACGGATAACGTCTGCCTTGGTGTAAGGACCATAGATGTAAGACTTGGCAGTAAATGATAGAGTATATGTAATAGACCTTCTTGTAGTGAAGTCATCTTCCCAATCGTCTTCCATATTCACGCTGTTCAAAACAAACGCAACATCTCTAATCTCATCCATGTCTGGAATGAACTTAATACTAACGTTCAAGGATGGTTGAAAGAACGGAAGAATTTGTTCTAAGATCTGCAGACCATCGTCTTGGGACTTAGCAATGATGCCAACTTCAAACCCAATGTTATATGGAACAGGAACGTATTGAGTTCTTACTTCATTCCCATCGTCGTCAATTACTGCTCTATATTTTTGTGTTGCTGCTGTCTTTCTTGTGCTATCGTAGTCAATACTTGACATCTCAAAATAAATTCTTGGTAGAGTGATTGCTACTTTTCTACCATCAGAGGGGTTACCCTGAAGTCTATAAAGAAACTTCTGTTTAGGACCATAAGCGAGAGGGACTTTTTCAGTCTCAATCGTTTGACCATCAACAGTCTTCTTCAATTCAATGTTGTTGAATAGTGTTCCGAAAGCGATTACTGTTTTCCTAACCGCTTCGTTATAAAATTGTGTTCCTAACATTAGAAGCTACCTGTAAAATTACCAAACTCACCGAAGGGGTTTCTTTCACCCCAGTCAATAATATCGTCCGCACCATCTTCTATTGATTGATTTTGATCAAACTCAGTGCTTGTGTTATTAATAGTTGAGAATGTTCCTAGTGTATATATCGCATTAGATTCAACGCCTCTGATGAGATCGCCATCTAAGAAGTTGCCAGTGCGATTCATTACTTCTAGGGTATAGTCAACTCCATTCCAATCTGCAACCTCAGCGATTGTTGCGCTATCTAGATCAAACATCTGTGCTCTCTGACCGCTAGTAACGGTCTCAGTGTATGCATTAATTACATACTTCAGATTTGCTGAGTCATAATAAAAATGTCCTGGCACAGTTGTTGCATCCGTGCCATTAAATGTATAGACATAGGAGATTCTACTATCTTCAAATTTCCAATAGTAGTATTTTTTCTGTGTAGTAGTTGCATAGTTAGGATCAAACCCACCAAGTGCAGTTACTTCAATGACACCATTAGATGATGTCCATGTTCTACTACCACTCTGTTGTACCATTCCACCGATAACAACATGCTCATCTTTAATAAACTGAACTGCTTCTGGTGGAGCTTCAATAGTTAGTACGGGTGGATTTGCTGGACTATATCCAACTCCAGGATTTACAACAGACAATGACACTACACCACCATCTTCAATAGTAGATTCAATAATACCACCTGTTCCTCCTCCACCAGTAATACTTACAGAAGGTGCCGTATTATATCCAGTTCCTGCTAGCGTTACAGTTGCTCCAGATATACCGCCGCTAGAATCAACGGCAATTGTTCCAGTTGCTTGCTGTCTGGTAGTAAGACCAAGATTAAGGGTTGTGATGTTACTGAAATCTCTTTCAATATCGTCAATCTCGTCAATTCCTGTGTCAAACTTGTCTGCTCCTTGCTCGTAGAGTTCAGCAGTAAGAATATAAAAATACTGTTTGCCCAGTTGGAAGAATGGTTGTTCTCGTTCAACGTATTTGATTTCGTAAATATCTTCTGTTAGAGGATAATAAACTAGATCGCCTTCGTTAGGTCTACCATCTACTGATAAATTTAAAGCAGGGTTAGCAGACTGTTCCCATCGTCTACGGGAAACAACGAAAGTAATTTCATCGGTGATTCTCAGTCCGAACTTACTAACAAATTCTGAACCTGCACCAAAACCTTCTACATTAACCAACATCATTTCAATCATATAACTTTGATTGAATTCTGATTGGATAACTTCTCCAAGAGTTTTATCTTTTATGCTGACTCTAGGTATATAAAATACATCAGCACCAAACAACTTGATTTGCTCGTCCACGAGATCTTGTACGAGATTCTGTTCGGTTCTGTTACCGCCATTTTGTGGGAAGTAAACCTTTTTCATCCGATCATATCCATGGGGGGCAATTCATACGTGCTACTGGATTTCTCCATTAGCAAAGCAATTTCTTTTTCTGCATCATCATATAACTGTCTGCCATTCATACTGACACCACCAGGAAGTTGGATACCATTGAATTTAATTAAGTTCTGTCCCCATTGACGCTTGATCAATGCAGTGGTATATTTCTTGACAAACGGATCGTTGTAGACTTGAGTAAACGTTTCAGGATCAAGTGCTCTATAGCAATCAATAATCACGAATACATCTTCATCAAGCATGTCTTTACCGACATCAAGATATAATCTATCTTGACGTTGATTGAATCTATACTGAACAAACGATCCATTGTTCAGAACCATATCAATAGTTTCCATCCACTGCTTAACCATATAATAGTTAAGCATGTCAAGAGAACCGACCGCATATAGATCGTTTAGAAAGATTTGATATTCAATACCAAATAGATTGTTTCTAATTGCATTACTTGCAAGTCCAAAAACTCTAGAGATACCCATGACATGAGGTGGGATATCAATGTATCTATTTCTTTCTTCCCAATCAGTTCCGTTGACCGTAGTTATAGTATCGGAAGTTTCAAACTTTGTTTCATCTGCAGCAGTAAACAGATGCTTGAGATACATATGCTCAACACCATCGTAATGACGCTCTCTATAATACTGCAAAGCATCATCAATGGCGTCATCAACCTGATCGTCATCTACGTTGATTTCCAGAACTGGGAACCCTAATTGTCTTAAACAGTAGTCCCTTAGCTCGGACCTGCTAGAAGGTTGAGCCATAAAAAAATACCCCTAGTTTCCTAGGGGTATTTATAATTCCTAATGGCGATCAGAAATCTAGTGTTACTCCTGCCATATGTGAAGTGCTCCAATCTTCATCCCATACCTCCACTTCTTCAAGTGTTGGATTACCAGCGAGGAAAGTTTCAAACTCAGCTTCTTTAGCATTGTTAGCATCTCTCAAACCTTGTCTGAATTGTGCAACCTTTAATCTTCTGGTAGTAACACCTTCAAGTAAATCTTGCTCTTCAGCTCTTTCCATCCTCCACATTTGGAGTTCTAGATTCTCCCACACCTGAGTTTTAATTCTGTCCTTTTTATGTGCAATATGATATTGTCTTCTAGCTTCCCTTGCTTCTTCTGCTAACAAAATATTTTGCTCAGCAAGAGTTTTCCCTGGGAATCTCATTACAACAGATGTTTTATCATCTGAAAGAGTTAATGATTCAATCGTCTCAGTAGAAAGATCTAGATCATACTCAAGAATAACACTTGGTTCATCAGGAGTCTCACCCTCTAGAGGGTGAGTCTCATAAACACCAATTACTCTATATTCACCTGCGGGTGTGGTTGTGAAGTGTAAAAATGCCATTGGTATCTTTTATCCTATTTATTCTGTGAACTGAGTACTGAACAGTGATGTATTATATAGTGCAGGGACGATCGTAGGATATCCAGTGCTGTTGCCAGGAGTATCTAGTAACCATGTAGACCAGTTGTTATCCATTTGAGACCAATTATCTCCATTATTATGTTTAGCAAACATATTTGGCATTTCATAAACTTGGAAATAAAGACCTGGATCATCCTTGTTATGAGAATATGACCAGAACATATTGTTCTTACCAATTGGACATGGTTGTCTGCCATGATTACTATCTGTATTGTAGAAACGACCCCACTTACCATCAGAAACTCTGATGCAAATCCAATAAATTCCAGATCCGTAATAGTACGATGGACACCATGCCCAGAAGTATTCACCGTCACTGGATACCTGCCATCTAGAACCAAATCTACCATCGGTTCCTTGCTCGTAACCATAGCTAGTTGTCCAGCTTTGTTCCCAAACACGTCCTTGGTAATTTCCACTAGCATCCCATTGCTCTAGACATGCTCCCCAACTAGGAAGCATAGTAAATGTAAATACCTGTCCATCATCGCAAATTACTGGTTGAGTTCTATATCTAGATTCCTCAGTACCAGAATACTCATTATACAATCTAGTATTTGCTCTTTCATAAACGGTATACTTACCATTATTACTAGATGGATTAAAGAAGTCATAAAGAACACCACTATTTCTACTATATGCATTATATGCTTCACCACTACCAATAGCATGGTCTGGTGTATAACTTCCAGATAAAGCATATGCTCTTAAATCTGGAGCATTGTGGAATACTACTGGTTCATGCTTTCCCTCACCATTGGTATGCATGATAAGAACTTTTTTAGTCTTGGCGTTGTAGCACATCCCGCCATGATGACAATCTTGAGAATCTGCACCTTTATTTTGTGCATTATAAGTAAAATAATCTCTACTAGTTGATCTGCTGTTATAGTAGATAGCAGTACTTCTTTGTCCAAGTCTAATATAAGAACCAGAACCAGTTCTTTCTGACCACCACGCCCAGTCTTGGTTAATATCACCAACGATTACGTTATTATCTCTAAAACCTTGTGGGTTGTAAGATTGTCTTGAAGGATCTCCATATAACCAACCAGCAGTTTTAGAATACTCTGTAATTGAAGGTTGGAAACAGTGTCCTAGATAACCTACATTACAAGTATTAGAACAACACTCTGAGTTTGATGATGGGTGTGATGTAGTCTCTCTATATTGATTACCCGCCCACTCATTCATAAATTCAGGAGAATAACTACTATAAGTCCTGTATCTATTATAAGCATAATCACCATCACCTTGGTGTTGTGCGTAGCACTCTAGATCATGGTCAAAAGCAATCCACCCACCACCATACACATTGTATTGCATGGTAAATACCGAGAAAGCAGGTTGCTTATATGGGTTCTCAGTTTTTGAATTAACCGTTGCTGGTTTAGTCGTAATTGTTCTTGCCATTATTGAATCTCAATGGTGGTGTTCTTTCTTGATATAATTATTTATCAAAATCCTGCTGGATCAAAAGCATCAACTTCTTCTTGAGTAGTTAGTGCCTCTAACGCAGCGACATGATTATTATTAGCAACTCTAATTGCTTCTCTTTCTGCATAATAAGCTGCCATGGCATTTGTATTACCATTAATTAAATCAAGATCAGTTGCTTTATCTTTCTTCCACTTCATCTCCTTCAATCTTTCATTGCAATGATCACCAATCAATCCTCTTTTATTTGCCTTGCAAATATCAAAATGGAGTGTTGCTTTTTCTTGAGCAATAAGATCTCTTTGTTCCTCAAGTGTTTTTCCTGGAAACTTTCTAACTAGACTGTTTCCATCGTCAGACAATTTAAATGCAGCTGCAAAATCAGCAGATGCATCAAAATCTGCTACTTCAAAAACTCTATTTCCTGGTCTACCAGGATCGTTTAAACAATCCTCGGTAGACTCATAAGGTCCGATAACATCGTTATCTTGGGGTCTGTAAACTAGAAATGCCATTGCTTTAATTATTCAGGAACGGAAGGGACGTGTGGAAGATCTGGACTAAACAAAGATGTATCATACATGCAAGGAACAATAGTTCCATAAGAAGTACTATAAGTTCCTGGTTCAAAGTGATATGCAAGGTAATGATTATCAATACTGAATGAGTCACCATCATTGCGTAGTGCAAATTCTTCATCCAAATTGATAGTACGAATTCTCATACCAGCGCCACCATCAGTGTTAGCACTATAATGAACACCCATACTACATTTACCGATTGGGAATGGATGTCTACCATGAGAACTGTCTTGAATATGTGTATGCAAGTACTTACCATCAGAAACTCTGATAACATACATCTGCATTCCACATCCATAATAATAGGAAGCGCAGAAGAACCACAAGTATCTACCATCACTAGATACTTGCCATCTTCCACCATACTGGTGTCCTTGCTCAACTCCATAAGAAGTTGTCCAACTCATTCCGTGAGTCCTTGATGAACCAGATTCATAGCTTCCATTTGCATTCCAACGCAAGAGTGATGCACCCCATCCTGGGTTCATTGAACAAATAACTACCTTTCCGTTATCGCATAAGACAGGAATTGGTCTGTAACGCGATTCGTCAGTACTGCTGAGTGAATTATATGGAGAGAAACTACACTGATCATATGTTGTTGCATTAGCAGTGTTATTGAAGAAGTCATGAACTTCACCAGAAGAATCCGTATTGTACGCACTCATCTGATCAGACCATTGATTGTTTCCTTCAGATGCAATCTTTCTAAAGTCTGGAGTATTTTCGTAAATAATAGGTTTAAAGAAACCGTCTGATGTAGTGTAGGTAACCAGAAACTTATTCTGTTTCTTGTTATAACAACCACCGCAGTAAGTAGAACGATAGCTAGTACCATCCCATGTTCTTGGGATGAATGATCTAGTTTTTCTGAATTGATTATGACGTAAGTGATAGTATTGAGTTGCAGATCTTTGACCAATCAAAAATTCTTGATTGCCATCACCTTGATACACATAGAACAATGCATAGTCTTGATGAGTCTCACCTACAATGGGAACACAATCTCTAAAGGCATATGCTCTATATGAAGATCCATTATCACGACCAGCAGTCAACCACGCACCGACGTTACCACCTCTAGAACTACTAGAACCATGGTTTAGGTGACCTAGGTATCCAACAGTAAAAAGGTGGGCGTTATACCAACCACCGTTGGAACTGGATGCCTCATTAGACTGAGTACTGCTATAGCTGTTACTAGATTCAAAGAATTCAGATGCTGTTGTTGTATGCGACCTGAATGATCCATACGAACTAGATCCAGTTCCATGGTCCGCAGAAATAATCTGCATGTTATGATCATACTGATAATATCCAGCACCATGTGAGTGGTTACAAGCGTATGTTGTAAAACATGGTTGTGAATATGGGTTAATCGTTTTCTGCTGTGTCGCAACATCAGCAGTAGTTATTCTACGAGCCATTGGTTGAGATTCCTATCTATGTTATCAGTTTCCGTCAATGCCGAACGAGACAGCAGAAACACCTGCTGCATTTGCATATACTTGAATACCATTTGAGGTATCTAGAACAATACCTGTTCTTTCTAAAACACCGTTTGCAGGAAGGCTAACATCATATTCAATGTTGTCAGCGTCAGCTACAGTAGTGCTTGCTGCAATAGCAATACGTACTTTAACATTAGCTGCAGTTCTGTTAACTAGGTTAACAGTACAGACTTTAGTTCCAGCTGTAGGTGCGGGGACAAGTGTTGTCCAAGTAGAGGCGGATAAATCCGCCTTTCCATATACTCCTGATGCCATTTCTTAATTCTCCTTGTGGTGATCGGACTTTAGAGTGTTGTGACTATTTATAATCACATTGCTGCTATGAAGTACCCAATAGCAGTAACTGATTGAGTAGCATTAGCAATTGCTGTTTTGACTGCCAACTGTGTTGGAATGTTAGAATCTGAAGCAGATCCACCACCAAGAGTTCCATCGGTGTCAAAAGTCTTACCAAGAACTGCGGAATCAGTCAAGACGGTAGTACCGTCAATCATGAATACCTTACTTGCTTGTAGATCTAAGTGCTCAGAAACTTTCCAAGCATCATTAGATGCCTGCCAAGCGATTGACTTATCATTGCCAGCTTTTAGTGTGATACCACCGCCGTCAGCTGTGATATCTGAAGGACCACCAGCACTGAATGAAGCACCAGTTGCACTACCACTGCCTTGGAATACAGCACTTAGAGTAACTGTAGTTCCTGATACAGAAGCGACTGTATACGAACCAGACATGGTAACTGTACCGCCACCACCAGTTAGTGAGATAGCAACTCCTGGTGCTAAGTTTGTGGTGTCACTGACGTTTGTGATGTCAGTATCACCAGCAGCGATATCACCAGTGAAAGTTCCAGAAGCAACAGTACCGAGTTCAATGTTACGATCTTTAGAAGTAACAGTGACAGAAGCAACTGTTGTAGTGGATCCTTTAACAGTAAGGTTACCACCGATAAGGAAGTCAGAGTCAACACCGCTTAGGTTGTTGACATAAGTAACGACTGCTGCCTGAGTAGGAACTTTCTCGTTACTGTTCTGCGCCATCGTGCCGTCAGTTGAGAATTCGTTAATAGAAGCACCCAACTGAGCACCAATAGAACCAAGTCTCAAACTTGATAGACCAGACAAGTCAAACGCGGAAGCATCTAGAGTTGCTTTACCAGTTGCCTGTTCAACTCTGAAGTACTTACCAACTGCGAAGTTACCATCTTGGTCCGTGGATACGTAGTAAACACGACCTGGGCGGTCTTCATCAGTCTCGTATGAAGGAATGTTTGGCGATAAAGGTAGACCAGGCCAATTAGTATTTGCCTTACTTCCAGTACCAACGTCTAGGAAGTCGTGAGCAGTTAGTCTAACCTGCGAATAACGATAGCGAATCTTAAAGTCTTGACCGTCACCAGCAGCAATTACTTTTTCGTCGGCGAATAGTAATGTTGTGATACCAGTAGTATCAGCAGTTACTGCAGAGACAAGGAAGAATTCATTGTCAATCTTGACATAATCATTTGCCTCAAAGTTGAGGTCTGCACGCTTGATACGGAGGAATGTCTGAGCATCGGTTGCATCTTCAATCAGTTCATCCTGAGAAGTAACCTTTGTCTGATAAATTGTTACCGCATCACCTTGTGCGTGGTTTTGTGCAATCGTTCCGTCTTGTGCTCTAGCAACTTCAATCTGGTCTGCAGCGATAATTGCCACAACCTTAAAGAGTTCCTGGTTAACAACAACGTAACCGTTTGCAATCATTCCAGTAACACTATCAACACCCATGATGTATGGTGCTTGCTCAGTACCTGTTGAGGTTGAGTTGATAGCACCACTCAATGTGGTTGTTACAGCAGTTGCGTTCTCTGGATAATGGGTAATAGATGTAGTACCTTCATGAGCTGCTGCAGTAGATCCTAGAGCACCTCTATTAACGGTTAGAGAACCTCTGCCATCTGGAGCAGTGTAGCTGGAGTTAGAGATAACGTATGAACCAGCATCGTTATTAACTCCATTGTCCTGCATTTCAACAGAACCACCCTGGTCAGGACCAGCAGCAAGATCAACAACAGTAAGTACGAAACCTTTCTGTCCAGTAACTGCATCAGTGTTATTAACGAGAGTTACATATGCAGATGAAGTTTGTCCAGTGACAGTTTCACCTTGTACAAAGGTTCCCTTAACTGGGAAGTAGTAAAGGTAACCAGAAGGTGACTGATCGCTGATCAATTCACCAACTGCACCTGAAGTACCACCGATGATTCTTTCACCAGGAGTAAATCCACCATCTTTAGCAGCACCAGGGTTGAGTTCTAGGCGACCACCCTTGACCTTACCATCAACGGTAACTTCATTAGCGTCAAATCCTCTAGATATGCAACCATACTTACCGTAGGAAGAGTTACCAGAAACAGCACGAATTCTACCACCTCTTGTAGAGGTGTAAGAAATGTGGCAATAATAGGTGAAGGAGGAGACAATCTCAGTTGCAGCACCTCTAGTTACATAGAAACCAATACCACCATCAAGGATCTGGGTGTAGGAGTCAAACACCATTGATTTGTTTGACTTGGTTGCGGTGTTATCGTACTTCTCATGAGTACCACCATCAAGAACAACACCTACAGCAGCACCACCGATAGCGGCACAGTTCTGTACATAAGGTGACTTGGTAATTGCAGAGTTTGGATTGAGTCTGAAGTAGACACCTTTGAGGGTTCCATGATCAGTGTTCTTATCATCTGGACCATAAGGAACGAATCCAGACATGCCTTCAAATACCATATCCTTAACGGTATTATGTGAAGACAGGAAGAACATAGTGGATTCCTGGTTAGGAATGCCAGAAGCAGTTGTGATAGCTCTATATCCATCATCATTAGATCCAGTTTGCATGGATCCTGCAAGGATAGAACTAGCTGCTAAATCACATAGAGTTTGTACCGCAGCAGTTTGAGTTGCACAGAATCCTGGATCTTGAGTAATTGTACTATCAATTACTTGAGTTTCATTGTTTCCAGTTGCTGTGGTTACGGTTTCGTTTTTGACAACTTTAACTGCATCTACTTTTAACAGATCAATAAGTAGTTTATCTTCTGCAGCAACACCAGTAATAGCTGTACCACCAATTACACCAGAAGCATATGCGTGAACTTTGTCATTACCACCAGATCTAACGTTAGCTCCTAGAGCATCAACAAATAGTTCTAGTCTAGCTCTAACATCTGGACCAGCACCACTTGGGTTTGAACCTTGTCCTGCAGCAAATTCATAATATGCTTGGTGAGCAAGGAAAGTTCTGTTAGACTTCAATAACTCATTAGCATCTGCAGATGAGTTTGAAATTGTATTTGTCCAAAGATCGGAATTATTCCAAGTACCACCACTTACCTGTAGAATAGTAACTACATTAGATTCCGACTCTAGAATTCTTGCGGTCTTTGTTCCAGCTTTATTTGAAACAAGATCTCCATACTGGAAGCTATCAGCAGCAGTTGCTAGTGTTAGATTTTGAGTATTGGAGTTAAAGCCTGCCTTAGGCTTAATCATTGAAGTTCTTAGGTTGTCACCTACAAGAGAGACAAACTCAGGAACTACAATAGGAAGTGTCTCTTCATAGACACCTGCTTTAATGTAGATTGCAATTGGATTCGTTGCAGAAGGTGCATCCGCACCAGTTAGCATTGCAATATGATCGCAAGCATAACGTAAAGAACCAAATGCTCTAGAGATTGATCTACCGCTGTTTGAATCAGAACCTTCTTTGGTTACGTAGTAAACAGCATTAGATACATTGTTTGTTTCCCATCTTGGTAGAATTGGAGAACCACCAACTGTTAGAACCTGACCACTTGCTTCGCGGAGTTCCGCTGCAGTTGCAGTATTTGGGTTTGCTGGTAGAGCAATTCTGTTAATACCAGATGCAGACTGATAGAGAAGGTCACCAGTCTCTTGTAGTACCTGAGCAGCGTCACCACCCTGGGAGACGTAGTTCCAATAAACTGCATTAGTATCAAGTTCTGGAGCAGTTGCTGCACCAGTAGTATTGGATCTAATACAAATGTAGGAGTTACCGTTTCTGTTAACGACATCACCTAGTTGATAAACGCTAGCATTGTTCCATGCAGCGTTCCAGTTCAAACCTTCAAGAACTAGATCCCAGAATCTTGTGTTAGTTGGGTAAGGGATATAAGCAATAGTACCGCCAGTAGCACCAGCAGTTTCAGTGCTTTCAATTGTAAACCCAGTAGTTGTACATGCCTTAACACGGAAAGAAGTGTTATACTGAGCAGCAGATGTACCAGCAAGGGTTACTAGGTCACCAACACCAAATGGTGCGGCAGGTTGAGCAGCACCAAATACAACGGTTACTTCGCTACCGTCGCCGCTGATGCTAGCAATTGCGTATGACTCGGGAGTAGTGGTTACTTTACATGAGTAAGTATTACCACCATACTTGACAAGGTTACCTGGCTCATAGACTTCAGAATCAACGAAGTCACCTTGTGGTGAGAAACCAGTTGTAAGGACCTTCCAATATAGTTCGTCTGTATTTGGTGCTACGTTCGTAGAGTTTTGCTGCGCTACGTAGGTGTAACCACCAAATGTTACAATGTCACCTTTCTGGTAGACAGTTGCAGAGGACCAAGTATCTTCAAAGTTCAGACCTTCAGAATATACTGCCCACTTAGAGAAGTCAAAACTAGCAGGACCGACGTGCGCTGTGGTACAACGATATACGGTGTTGCCATACTTGACAAGATCGTTCAGAGCATACCAAACACTAGTAGTTTGATAATCTCCACGATTTCTAAGACCTTCCGTATGGAGATCCCAGTACGCTAAGTCGGTAGAATAGAAAGAATTCTCCGAAGCTGCGGAAGTGTGATTGGTGGTACAGACATAAGCGTTTGCACCGTACTTGACGATATCGTCAATGACGAAATCAGTGGACGCCGCCCAATCACCGCGCCACTTAAACTTCAGTCTGCCGAGTCTAAAATCTGCCATTTTTTAATCCTTACTTAGGTCCTTGAGTAGTGTGATCATATTCTTTATTTAGTCTTGCGACTAAGTAACCATCATCGTCAATAAAATAGGTCAAACGTCTGAAGTCAAACCTGAACTGTTGGTATTTATCATCAGGATCGTTTGAATATTGTCTAGCAACATTAGGTGTTGCAAGAACATATTCTTCGCCCTGAAGAAAATCGGTATATTCTTCGCCATCAGTTCTATGGAAATCAAAGACATCATCTTCTGTAGATCTCGCTACAGTATAATGAAGCATACCATCTTTATCTCTGCGGAGAGCGTGTACGGTAAAGTCATTTGAGTTTGCAACAGCTTGTTCTTGTGTTGCGGTACTTGCGCTGAGATATAAACTCATGCTAAGATCCTCCAGTAAGTTCCGTCCCAGATAAACTGAACATATAAACCAGCTACATCCAATACAAATGTAGAGTCAATGTTTCCGAATTTGTTCAGAAACTTCTGTCCATTAGTAGCTGTTAACGTAACATTATTTATAGCCCACATTCCTTTGAAGTCAACGACTTCAATCATATCTCCAACGTGAGGAACTACTCCCGCTGATTCAAATGGCATCGTTAGAGATAGCGTACTTGCTGTAGTATCAATGAGATATCTAAGTCCGCTTATCAAACCTTTGTTTGTATTGACGACTTCCCATCTTGCTCTTTGGAGTTCAAAACCTCCAATGTCACTACCATCATGTACAACCGCTGTCTTTTTATCGGTATCTACCGTAATCTCAGCTAACGCACCTGTAAACAGAGCGTGTTCGGAAGTCGTGCCTTTTCTAAATTGTACCTGAGTGGTCATTATTAGCGCACAGTTTTTCTAAGAGCTATTTATAGAATTAAATCATCCAGACATATGCACGCTGTGGTTGGAACAACTGGACTTGTACAATTGCGAATCCATTAACCTTGATAGAACCGCTTGCAATATAAGGAGCAGGTGCGAACGCTTCATCTCCGCTGAAGAATCCGAACAATGTTCCAGATCCAGCATAAGCACGGACTCTAGTGATTGCACCAATGCCAGCGACATCAATCTTGACAAATGGTTGTTCTGCGAATGTGAGTAGAGGATCGCCAGAAGTTCCTTGTAGAGTGAACTTGCCAGGAGTTCCAAATTCTCTTGTCGTAAGTTTCTCGGAAATTCTTTCTCCGTGGAAGGAGAAGAGAAGATTTCTTTCGTCTGGGTTGACAGTAAGAGATTCCGCTGCACCAGACAGAGTTGGGATAGTACCAAATCCAACGAAGTCTCTTGCTCTTGTGGTGTGTGCATCTCCACTGATAGAGATTGTTCCCTCTCCAGTGTGTGCAAATCTGACCAGGACACCTGCTTCTCCAGATGCCTTGAATAGTCCACCCTGACTGACTTCTCTTGCAGTTGTATTTTCTGTTCCTGCTCCAGTGAACGAGAAGAGCATTTGCTTCTCGTCTGGATTGAACGTAACAGATTCTGCCGCACCAGATAGTTTTCTGAGTGAACCAGAACCAACATGTAGTACGGAGATTTTGTTGATAGAATCTCCAGAGACCTTGAACAGAACTTGTTCTGTCTGTGGTACAACTCCAGCAGATTCTGCTGCTCCACCAAATCCGAAGAGTGAACCAGTACCAACAATACTGCGATGAGTGGTGAAGAATACCTTGCCACTGATCTTTGTCTGAACAAATGGTTGCTCTGCGAATGTGAGTAATGGATCTCCAGATGTACCAGAGAATGTAATTGTTCCGCCTTTGCTGATTTCTCTGACGAGAACTCTTTCTGTACCTTCTCCGATAAACGAGAAGAGCATTTGCTTCTCGTCTGGATTGAAGGTAACGGATTCGGATGCACCAGATAGTTTTCTGAACGATCCAGAACCAATATAATTTGGTACGAATCTTTCAAATACATCACCAGATACCTTAGCAGATCCAGAACCTGTATATACTGCAGAGAAGATTTCTTCACCATCTCCAGTGATATCAATCTCAACTTGTTTGACCTCAGCAACACTGAAGGATTCGGATGCTTCTCCAGTGAAGGAGAAGAGCATCTGCCTCTCATCAGGATTAACGGTGATAGATTCAGCAGCACCATTGATAGCAAAGATATTACCAAATCCAACATTGTTGGGAACGAATCTGATGAATACCTCACCAGAAACTTTCAGGTTAACAAGTACTTCTGGTGATGCAGCGAAGGATTCGGATAGACCACCGATTCCGAATAGAGTACCAGAACTAAATTCAACAACAGATGTAGTCTCTGCAATTCTCGTTCCTGTAAACGAGAAGAGCATTTGTCTCTCTTCTGGATTGAACGTAACAGATTCTGCCGCACCAGATAGTTTTCTGAGTGAACCAGAACCGTTGTGTAGTAGACTGAAGTTTGTCTTCGCTTCGCCACTGACTGGGATAGTACCAGAAACAACCCAAGATGGTTGCCAGTCAAAGGTCTCAAAGTCAGATAGCGCACCTCTGCGAATTCTGATTGCTTTCTGAATACCGAAGTAATTCTCGGTATGAGTCTCGCTTCCTTCTCCAGTGAAGGAGAAGAGCATTTGTCTCTCTTCTGGGTTGACAGTGAGAGATTCGGATGCACCAGAGAACTTCCTGAATGTACCAGTACCAACAACACTTGGAACATAATGAGTTTTGGCAACTCCAAATACAGAGATTGTACCGAATGGTTGCTCTGCAAATGTGAGAATTTCTGGTTCTGTAGTTCCAGAAAGTTTGATCTCTGTTCCTTCTTCTGGTGGATTTGCAATAAATGCTTCTTTGAGTTCTCCAGTAAAGGAGAAGAGCATCTGTCTCTCTTCTGGATTAACAGTAAGAGATTCGGAAGCACCAGCAAACTTCCTGAGTGTACCAGTACCAACAAATGCTCTGGTTCTATCAGTATCTGCAACACCAGAAACTTGAATTGTTCCTGTGGTGACATAGTGGACAAGTACACGCTCAACCAGATTGTTAAGTGTGAATAGACTACCTGTTCCTGTGTAAGGAACGGTAAAGCTTTCTGTGAGAACACCAGATAGTTTGATATCTGTGGTAATATCTGGTGGGTTGAACGATACCGCTTCTGCTGCACCGTTGATTCCAAACAGTGAACCGAATCCTGCAAACGCTCTCGTTCTTGGAGTTTCTGCAATACCAGAAACTGGAATTGTACCTTGAGATACCCAGGAAGGTTGCCAGTCGTAGGTAACAAATCTGCTGAAAGGACCAGGGGATACTTTGAATAGAAGTTGTACTTCGTCTGGTGAGTATCTGACACTTTCGGTAGCACTGGAGAATCCAAATAGGGATCCACCACCAAATGTACGTAGAGCAAATGGAGTTTCTGCAACACCTCTGACTGGAATTGGTGGAGAGATATTGTTCCATTGAGGTGGAACAACAATGAATGCGTCTCCAACAATCTTGATGACTGTACTCTCTGTGAATAGAGAAGTGTCGCGAGAATACTTCTCAACCAGAGTTCCTCTGAGAGTTCCGATACTACCGAAGGGACATACAAGACCAGTGGTATCAAGAATATGTCCGTAATCTGCAAATCCATCTTGTGGATCTGATACATCTTCGTAGTCTGCAAATACTGTTGGTACAGTTGTAAATGCAGGTAAAGTATATGTTACGCCTGGGTCAACTGATAAGGTTGAACCTTGAGTGACTCGTGTACATCCAGTTGCTGCTGTCGTATCTGTACTGATAGTTCCATCAACATCAACACAAACAACAGCTGCATTGGTATCAACAATTCTGCCGTAATCAAGTTCTGGTTGATCAATGCAGAGATCCATACTATAGACTTCAGTATGCTTCTCTTCGGATAGCTCACTAAGTTCTGGTTTCTTAGAGCAGAGACTAATAAATCCAGTGGTCTCGTATGCATATTGAACCCTAAGATCTCCACCGCTGATTGCGAATAGAGAACCAGAACCTTCATGTGCAAGACGAATTCCTGGATCTCCAGATGTACCAACGAATGTGAAGATTGGTTCTTCGGTTGGTGGGACTGAAGTAGTAGACTCTGCTCCGCCAGAGTATGCAAATAGACTTCCTGTTCCTGTAATTCCAACAGTAATACCAATTCTAGATTCACTAACAAATCTGAATAGACCGTCGCCAGGTTGTAGTAGACTGAAGTTAGTCTTAGCATCTCCGCTAAGTTTGATCCCACCACTACCAATTTCACTAGCAAATAGTGGAGAGATTGCAACACCACTAATATCAATAAATCCACGACCCTGATAATTTGGTGTAAAGCTTCCAATGCCAGTACCGAAGATATCAATCTCACCGTAGATACATGCAGGCAATCCTTGTCTTGGAGTTCCAAGGATATGACCGTGATCAACTAGAGGCGAAGCGTTCTCTGCAACGAATCCATAATCCAGAGTGGAAGATGGAACTGTGTATTGAGGAGTAATGGTGTAGGTAACACCTGGGTCAACCGCTAACGAATTGAGTACCTTGGTACATCCAGTTGCAGATGTGGTATCTGTAGAAATAACACCATCAACATCAACACAGGAAACTGCATTTGGATCAATAATAAATCCATAATCTGGTTCGGTAAATGGTACAATGGAACTACAGTTGTAACTGTAAACCTTGACTTCCTCAAGATTATTGAATCCGAAGAGTCCACCAGAACCAACGTAATCATATACAGTTCTTTCAACCGCAGTTTGTAGAGTGAATAGGACACCACTACCAACCCAGTTAGGATTGAAGGCAAACGATCCTTCTCCATTGAAAGAGAATAATAGATCTCTTTCGTCTGGATTGACAGTAAGAGATTCTGCTGCACCACCGAGAGTTGGAATAGATCCATCACCAAATATACCAACACCGATTCCAATCTGAGATTCACTATGGAATCCGAATAGACCATCGCCAGGTCCAAGAAGACTGAAGTTGGTAATTGAATCGCCACCAAGTTTCCTGATGGTTCCTGAACCAAATACCGTAACGTCAAGAGGAACTCTACCTTCACCGAAGAGTCTGATGCCACCTTGAGATATCCAGTTAGGTGCAAGACTATTGACAGCTGCACCTGTAATATCAATATGACCGTAAATACATCCTGGCAATCCAAGACGTGGAGTGCCAAGAATATCTCCAAAGTCTGCAAGAGGAGATGCGGGAACTGGTACTAATCCATAATCTAAGATATTGGATGCAATAGTATTCTGAGGTCTTACTGAGTAAGTAACACCTTGATTAACTGTTAACGAATTGAGTACCTTGATACATCCAGACGTTGTTGTTTCACTCGTAGAAATAACACCGTCAACATCAACACATGCAATTGCTCCTGTGTTGATAATAAATCCGTAGTCGTTTTCTGGGAAAGGAACGATAGAACTGCAGTTGTAATCGTATACCTTTTTCTCTTCAAGATTATTAAATCCGAAGATTCTTCCAGATCCAACATAATCATATACAGTTCTCTCAACTGCAGTCTGAAGTGTAAACAGAACACCACTACCGACCCAGTTGGGATTGAAGGCAAACTCTGCTTCTCCAGTAAAGGAGAACAATAGATCTTTTTCTTCTGGATTGAAGGTGATAGATTCCGCAGCACCACCAAGAGTAGGAAGTTGTCCTTCTCCAGTAATACCAACTCCAATACCAATTAGAGATTCGCTGTGGAATCCGAATAGACCATCGCCAGGTTGCAACAATGCAAAGTTGGTGATAGAGTCTCCACCAAGTTTTCTGATGGTTCCTGTACCAAATACAGATACATCCAGAGGAACACTTGCTTCACCAGAAATTTTGCTGATGTATCCACGACTTGTCCACGTTGGATTGAATGCATATGCTGCACCATTATGTGGATCAAGCGTAAACAATCCGAATGGAATAAGATTGCTCGTCGTTAAGATATGACCGAAGTCTACCTGAGGAGCTGCAGGGAATGTTACATCTCCATAATCAATGAACGTAGATGCTGCATTAGCACCAAGACTTACACTATAATTCGTTCCAGGATCAACACTCGCAGTTGAATTTACCCGTACAATACATCCAGTAGATGTTCCAGATAATGTTCCTGTTACATCCTCAATATCATTAGGATTGCATATGGTTAGGTAACCATAGTCAACCTTAGAGAATGGAATAATACTGTTGTTAATGTAACACTCAGTATGCTTCTCTTCTTTTGTACTAGACAGTTTAAGTCCACCTGATCCAGCGAACGCATTTGTAGCGCGTTGCTGTCCGCCAGAGAAGGTGAATAGATTTCCGAATCCTGTTTCGTGTACAAGAGTAATATCTCTTGCAGCACCTGTAATCTTACCAAGATATCCGCGACTGGTCCATGTTGGTAAGAATGCATCGTCTGCACTTGCAATCGTAAATAGACTGCCTGAACCAAAGACACCAACACCAATACCGATAGGCGATTGTCCAAGTATGGAGGTAGTTCCCGCACCGTCGTGCTTGCCAGAAAATACCCCCAGACTTGTACCGCCAAGACCCTTGACTTTTCCGTCAACGATATAACCGTATACTGCTGGTGAAGTCTGTCTACCAAAGGTAAACGCAATACCCGTACCTTCGTATGTGTTAGTCGCCTTCCAAGACGCTTCGCTAACAACCTTAACAAATCCGAAGGGTTCTACAGTAGTTACATAAACAATTCTTCCACGATCTTCTACCTTAGCATTGAGATCTGAAATACTACCAAGATTTATTGTTGGCAGTGTTGGTGTATATGTGTAAGTATATGTAAGAGACTTGAAACCATAATGATCCCAGTTGTTGCCACTATGATCTGGTTGGATTAACCTAAACTGTGTTCCCGCTGTTCTCGCTACAGAAGGGATTGTAATCTCTACAGATTTTAAAGTATTGAATGTAGCGTCATTATATGCTACTACAGTATCAATAGAAGTCCATGAACTTCCATCATAATACTCTAAGTTTAAACTTTCTGCTACAATATCTGGATCTTCACCACCATTATTATCATTACCTCTGATTACTTCAAAGGTTAGTGAAGAATTAATATTGTTTGGTAAACTGAACTCTACTGTTCTAGGTTTATTTGTGCTGTTGAATCTAATATGTCTACCGATATTAAACCCACCAGTAGTACCTGTTCCTGTTCCAGTATCTGACAGGAAAGTATTTGATAAGGTGGCATTTAAACTATCAACATCAACAGTTTCTGTTGTAGTTACTGGAGTTGCATTAAATGATAACGTACCATAGTCTATCTCCGAATAGAAATCTATGATACTTGGTTCGTATACGTATGTTCTAGAAACATCCGCATTTACAAATTTCTTGAAACTTCCTGTGCCTATTACAGATACATTTACAGGAGGTGCATAAATGTTAGTGACAATACTTGCTGCACCAACAAATCTAGGAGATTCTCCACCTACAATTAAAATTGCAGTATTATTAGAGACACCTGTAGATCCAAAATCTGATACGGTGCCATAGTTTACATCAGAAATTCTTTGAGTCTGACGTTGTTGAAATAAAAACTTTGCTACTACTTCACTTGATAAGCTGCTTACATCATCATTCGCGTAGTCGCGAATATAATGTGAAAGTATTCCTCCCGACTTATAGGAATAAGAAGCCATAACGCAGCATTAAAAATGGGGATTGCAAAGCAACCCCCACAAAAAGATGACTAAAAATTGGGTCTCTAATATATAGGGTCAGTCTAGGCTGACATTTAGAGTAACCTTAATTTGGTCACCGTTGTTTTGAATAGCGTATGGACCATTCGTGAATCTCTCAGCAAAGAAGATGCTGCTGTAGAGAGTCGCGTCACCAGTGCCCTGTAGAGCAGGAGTTGTGGTGAAGGTTGAAGACGTTGGAGTCTCAAATACGGTGTAGTGTGCAGCAGGAATAGAGCTGCTGGAACCTTGTGCGATGTAGATAACATCACCAGGATTTAGGTTATGGTCAAGTGCCGAAC